TTGCAAGCATAAATGAATGGCTTAATCGCCAACCATCAAGAATGCGGGGCATACTTCACGAACGTCAGCAAGGCTGGGCCTTCGCATTACCCGAGGGCGCCCTACCCGACAGACATATCGTCTCGGTTACCTGGAACAAAGGTCCACGGTGGAACGAGAAGATCATCATGGACCTGATGCGATTAGGCCAAACATCGACCAAAGCTCGCAAGTCCAAGGATACCGTACTTGCCATTCCTTTTGATCCTGCGCTTCTTAAAGAGCGTCTAAAGAAATGGATCGAGGATCCGCGGGTACAGCTGAAATTCGTTCCTCGCGGCAAGGAATCTGCATGGACTGCGGGCGTCGAGGCAGTTCGAAAGCGCAGAACTGCCGAGGCTGTACCACACAAGCCCTCAGAGATGACTGTAGCCCACACCGGTCCTCGTAGCGTTAAAGTTGACGATAGGAACATGGGCCTTAAGATCATCGCGACTTTTCTGCGGTCCTCGTCGACTGGAGCCTCTAGAGGTCGTTTGCCGCATTCTCAATTACCGCAGAACGAGATTCCACCGTACTTGCATAGAATGTATGCGACTGGCGGAACGCCTAGGCTTAAAGAATCAGTGGCCGGCCATGTGCTAGAATTTCCACCGATGCCGTATCCCGAGTGGGTACAGGTGCGGAACATCGTGAATGCGATGCGGCAAGCCCTATCGAGACGAAGGCCCAAGTAACATGCCCTTCAAATCCGAAAAGCAGCGGCGGTATATGTGGGCTAAGCACCCCGAAATCGCTCGTAGGTGGGCCGATGAGAAGAAACGTAAACGCTCTCGTCGCAAACGCTCAGTGATAACAGGCGGCGCTGCTGCGATGGCATTTGGTCGTAATGCGCGTTATCACGTGACGTGGAGTATTCCGCGTATGCACGTTAAAGACGAGCATATCGTTGCTACACCTCGAGTAGTAAATGCAGTCGTTAAAACACTTAGTAGAGCTGTATTGAAAATTTTCCCGTTCGGTCGCGTGGATGATTTTCACCCTAGGTCCGGGGAGATAGCTATAACTCTTCCCGAGCATGTGAAACCTAAATCAGTGCTAGGGCTTCTACAGCGGGTTTCGGACAAGTACTTTAAGGGGCTACTTAAATTTCATCTTAATTTTAAGGGATGGGAGGGCGATCACGACGAAGGGCGCGGTGGTCGTAAGCCAAGACCGGGAAGACCTACGTTGCCCGCACCCACTAGGGGCCCTGCACCCGTAAAGGTAGCGATGGCCGCGAAGCCTGCGCCCCCTTCGCCAAAAACTATGCAGGCCCACATAGGCTACCGGAAAGATCAGCACGAGGGCGTACTTGCCGACTTAAAGCGAATCTTTGGCCGTATCGCAAAGGTGGAGCTGGTTCCCAGCGTGTCTAAGCACAGCGAGGACATGTATCGGGCGCGTGTGCTGGTCTCTGCGAAGCGTTCCGACGTGACGCATGAGCTTCTGCGGAAGCTTCTCTTAGCGAAGGGAAAGGGACCAAGACGGTACTGGGTCGATGTGGTCAAGCCGAAACGATCCGGTGCGGCGATGGCCCTATCGCCTTTAGGAGTACTGAAGGCTAAGCGTGAGTTACAGCAGGCTGCTACTCCTGCACAGAAAGCTAAAATACTCGAGAGAATTAGGTGGCTAACCAAACACACACGTAAGGAAAGCAGTGAGGGGTACAACAAATGGGCTAATTTTGCGAAACTTTTAATGGGGCGAGGAGTGCCTATATCGGAAGTCGTTGAGGGAGTTAACCTTCACAAACAAGCAGAGCGCAATGAGATAATGCGCCGCCGTAAAGAGGCGGCAGCGCGACGTGGAAAGCGTTCCAATGTGACGGACTTAGTTCAAGGAATGAGGAACTACGTCACCGAGGAAGGGTACGGCGTCAACGAGGCGCTTCGTTACGGACCAAAGAAGGCTAGGCTTCCTCACGTGAGTGGTGGTCCAAAGGGCGCTCCTCTCCTTAAAGAGCGAGACACGCATGATGCCGCCAAATCCTTAAATAAGCTGTTCCGCGTGGCGCATCCGCTAACGAGACCCCTTGTCGTATATCGTGGCATCCAAGGACTTAACAGGCCTAGACCTAAACCTGGTGAGGTGATTACTGACCCCGGGTTCATGAGTACTGCCGCATCTAAAAGTCAAGCCGCTATGTATGCGGATACGGGAAAGGGCTACATCCTTAAACTGGTAGTACCTGCGGGTACTAAGGTGCTGCGATCACATAAGACAAGCAGTTTTGAGCCGGATGAAGGAGGTTCGTTCTACAAGGACTCTGAGATCATTCTTCCTCCAAGGATGCGCTACAAAGTCGTTGCCCAAACTGGTCCAAACGAGTACACCGCTCACGTGTTGCCTGGTCAGGTGAGGGTGCCGTACGCGTTCGCCTTAAGCCCTGCTCTTCGTGCGAAGCACATGACGCCCACCCAAAGGGCCCGCATAGCTGCTTATCTTAAGAGTCTCTCTCCGTGGGAGAGGAAAAGGGCATACATTTACACGAAGTTAGCTAAGCAGCCATCAAAACAGCGTACTGGTATCACAGATTTGGTGCAGGGGGCAAAGGACTACGTCAACGAGGAAGGACGTGACATTAATGAGATGCTTCGTCTAGGTCCCAAAAAGGCGCGATATGATGAGGCTAGCGGTGGTCAGCCGATGCTTACGGAACCTGATCGGCGCAATGCTGCCAGGTCTATGAACAAGCTGTTTCGAGTAGCTCACCCAATCTCGAAACCCATCGTCGTATATCGTGGCATTCAGGGACTTAGAAGACCGCGTCCTAAAATCGGTCAAGTGATTACTGATCCAGGGTTTATGAGCACTTCTGCTCATAAAGGTCAAGCCGCGATGTATAAGCAATCACCTTACGGTGAAGAGTCTAATGTTGGGACCGGATACTTGTTAAAACTCGTGGTGCCTAAAGGCACCAAGGTGCTGATGACCCACAAAACTATGAACGCTGATGCGGGCTTCGTTACTGACGCCGAGATCGTGTTACCACCCCGAATGCAGTACAAAATCGTGTCGCAAGACGGTCCGAACCAGTATACGGCTCACGTGTTGCCCGGGCAGGTGCGAGTGCCCTATGCATTCGCGTTTGCTCCGCCTATCACAGAAATGTACAGGCAACTTTTAGCTCAAGCACCGCCTAACCAGCGACCTCATCTGATTAACGCTATCAAAAAGGAACATGAAGGGGTCATACGGAGATTCTTGCGCCCGAGAGCTCGCGGGGAGCCTAACGTAAAGTCCTTACTGGCTAAAGCTTTACAACCGATGGGTGGCGCTGACCCGGAGATGATGAGGTACCTACAGCGTCTGAAAGAGCGTGCCCGGTACGAACAGTCAAAACCAAAAGTTAAATCCCGTACTGATCTCAGGGACTTGCTAGGCGCAACTAAGGAGTACGTCCACCATGCTGGAATCGAGACCAGCAAGCTTCTTCGCGCGGGACCTAAGAAAACTAAATCTGCGCTCAAAGGGACGTATCAGGGCAAGATCGCTGGAGCGATGAACAAGCTGTTCAGGATAGCCCATCCGCTCACGAAGCCCATCGTCGTATACCGTGGCGTTAAGGGCGTAAGGAGGCCTGAGCCAAAGATCGGAGACGTGATTACCGATGCAGGGTTCATGAGCACCTCTGCGACGTATAAGCAGGCTTTGACATATGCGAAGCATGTAGTTGATCCTGCTTCGTTTACTGGGACGCAGTACAACCCGAACGGCTACGTTATAAAAATGGTCGTTCCCGCTGGTACGAAGGTCTTGATGACTCATAAGGCGAAACCGTGGGGAGCATTGAACCCAACTGACGCGGAGATCGTGTTACCACCGAGGATGCAGTACAAGATCGTATCACACGACGGTCCTGGCCAGTATACGGCTCATGTGCTGCCAGGGCAAACTAGAGTGCCGTATGCATTCGGATATGATTTAGGCCCTAACCAGCAATCACGCACCTATACTATAGGACCATCTGGTCCAGATGTTTGGGAGCGCACAACTCAGTTCCTAAGACACGTCAGGGCTAACGGGCAGTTCACGGCGACTATGGGACAGGCGATCGCTAGCAATAATCCCAGAAAAATCTACAGGATAGTACGCGTCACACCGAATACCTTTCTTCCGAATTGGGCTAGAGTAAACAAGCTATGGCACATGTTCAGAGTTAAACCGCGTCGCATGGGCGCGGCGATGGGCTACGGCATAGGTGCAGTCGCAAAACCGCAGGATTTTATCTTCGACGCGTCAGGACCTGACAGAGGTATTGCTCAAGTAAGGAAATTTATCAACGAAGCTGAGAAATTTGGGCAATTTGAAACTAAAGCTATGTACGTGCCCGATCCTAAGACGCCTAAACATCTCCAAATAATAGTTCGTGTTACGCCGACTACGTTCAAGGCGAACTGGCGTCGACTGTCTATACTGTGGAATAATCTTAGACATCACCGTACTGTGCGTCGCATGGGCGCGGCAATGGGCTATGGCATAGGTAAAAAACAGGATCCGCGCGTATTTGAATTCGACCTATCTGGACCTGATGGCGGTTGGGATCGGATCAATAAATTTAGAAGCATACTTGAGCAATCTGGGCAATTCGTGACGAGTATGGGTTGGGCTGAACATAAAGCAGGAAGTCCACGTCAAGTAAAGGTTCGTGTTACGCCAACAACATTCAAAATAGACTGGCCTGCAGTAACTAAGTGGTGGCTTAAGCTAAGGCACTTCCGTAGCGTGCGCCGTATGGGCTACGCGTTCTCGTCGCGCAACAAAGACCCGCAGCATTTACCGACAATCACCAAGAAGGACCTCGCTAAGGCAGTAGCTCGTGAGCTCGGCATCACCGATGTTCAGTCAGCTAGGGCGCTCCAGTCGCTTCTGGACAATATCTCGATAGGCCTAAAGAACCACGGACGTGTCGAGATACGAAACTTTGGGGTCTTCGAGGTGAAGCGATATAACCCCCGTCGATCAGTGTCGCCTCGAACAGGAGAAGAGGTCTATACTGAGGGCAAATACACTGTAGTATTTAAGCCCAGTAAGCATAAATTACGGCACCCGGATGCGCATTATCCTCAAAAGCAACGTGGTGTACCGGAATTCCCGCCGTATCCAAGTGAACCTGACTGGAGAACGCAGGGGCGCGGGTATTATGCGTTCGATTTTGGTGGTGGTGAGCATACAGTATTGTTTCCTTCCGAGGATCTAGCGAGGCGTTTCATAAAAGAGGCTTTCATGGATCGTGAGGAGCCTCTTGTTGACATGAAATCACTGAAGCCTTACGGAAAATTTTGGGCTGTAAAGTTCGAGCCTGTCGCCCGCATGATGACCAAGGGCTTAGGTATAATAATTAGGAAGTACCGCGGCAGCCGTGGTGGAGATATGTCATATGTCCGATGAACCCAACAGGCCCATCAAGACTGTTCTTTATTTCGACAAGAGGAATAGGGCGGCCGAGGCCGCGGAGTACTTGAAGTCCAAGGGCTGTACGATACGTTATGACTTCAAGAAGAACGGCCTCAAGGTCGGTGTCGTAGGCCCGAGGGCAGTCATCAACCAGTGCATGCTTAAGCACAAGGGGATACCTGTGCCGAGAGATCAACGTAAAATGAAGCAGCGACCTATGGCATTCGCAAATCCGGGGCGTCCTCGTAGCGGCAACATAAATCCGGCGCTACAGCAGCCGGGCGCTCCGCACAGCATGGGCATAGGACCTGGACCGCATCCTGGGGACCAGTACGATATGCTCCTCGACTGGTCACTCAAGTTCAAGAAGCCGACGTATGCGGAGAAAGTTCTTGTCGCGCTTCGACAACAAAGAGTTCAAGCTATAAGTCCCTCAGCGCACCAGGTCATCATCAGCGGCATCACTCAGCAGCAGATGAATCGGATCATGGAGTGGCGCGTCGAGGTGCCGGCGTTTAGCGGCAACAAAAAGGACAAGCCACAGATTTTGCCGATCGGGGCGATGGCAGGATACGTAGCGACACCTCAGTACGGCTCGCAGCGCACGCCCGACGTCGGCCGGTACAGTGATCCTTCGAAGAGTGCCGGAGAAACTGCAGTAGAGTTCATCGTTGACTTCGGATCAACTGTGGGCGCTGAGGCGGCCATAGCAGCCCTGGTGGGGTACGGCATCGTCAATATAAACAGCGATGGGCTGGGTCGTCTAGCGTTCGGGGCTAAAATAGTGTTTATGAAAACTTTGCAGACTATCTTCAAAAGGTATAACGCTCGATCAGTAAAGACGAAAACTCACAAGGGCAAACCTCGAACTCCGCCTCTTAAGGGTGGGCGACCAATCTCACAGGCGCCCCAAGCTCCGTGGTATAGGAGGATGTTTGCTAAGAAGCCTCCGTTCAAACCGCCGACTGTTTCGCCCTCGATGTACACGAAAGGTCCTACTACTTCAGGACCTAGAGACACGTTACCGGAGCTGCCGCCGCTCGTGGGCGGTACTGATCTGCCGAGATCAGGGCATCGTAGACCGCCGATCATTCAACCTCCGAAGGCCCCAAAGGGCAAGCAAAAAGCTTCAGGATACAGATTCAGGAAGAAGGGTCTCGCTTTCGGTCACACCCTTGACCTTGATAATGTGAAGTTCGGCTTGGAGCCCTGGACTATCGCGTACGCGATCTTGGATTTCATGTCCGGCGGCGAGGGCACTGTTGCGGCTACTAGGTATCTCGTCGACAAGGGACACAAAGCATCGCGAGTCGCTAAGAACAAGATCGCTGTCTCTGTTCGTAACATTAAGGACAGTCAGCGTGTTAAACGTCTCGCGGAGCAGATGGGTGCTGCGGTTCGCTTTGTGAAGAAGGGTCGCTCGGGTAAGGGCATGGACCTGCAGCGTGCTCCCGTTCAGAGACTTCCAAGGAGAATAGAAGTCCAGGTGCCGGAGTCGATCGCTCGTCACGTCATCAAGATGTTGAAGCGAAAAAATTATAACTACGACGTTCAGGCGCCCGAACATCTTCCTGGAGCGGGTACGCAGTTCGTTATCAGTATCACTGACCCTGATAAGGGTATCGCAGCATGGCTCATGCATCAGGGCGTTAAGCTCCTGCGATCTCATCCGTTCGGGATGGGTCTTGCCGGTGAAGCTCCTAGCCCCGGCATCTGGGATGTATACAAGTATGCTACGCCTAGGGCCGCCGCCGAAGCTGCTCTGGAGCTCCACAGGAAGGGCTTCACGGTGTCCAATCAGGGCACCAAGATCGGTATTAGGGAAGTCGAAGGTATTGACCCCAAACGGGCTAACTACTTAGCTCTGAAACTTGGCGGTAAGCAGGTCGCGAGTGCTACTACGCTCTGGAAGGGTCCGCCGCCGAGGCACACGCCAGTCGTCGGTCCTCTACTCGGTCGCTACGCAGCACGTAAGAAAGAACTCGAGGCCCAGTACGCACCACAGCCGGCTGCTCCTGCAGGACCCGCACAGGTGCAGGGCAAGCCCGAGTGGGACATTTACAAGTTTCAGTTCAAGAGTCCTTATACTGCGTTAAAGCATCTGGAGAAAAGGGGCTTTACGGCGTCGGTGATGAACAACATGCTGTTTGTTCTCTTTGAGACCGGCCGCAATATGAGTGGTGCGGTGCAGATTCTCCAGAAGCTAGGCGGTCAGCACGTCGCGGGTAACGTGCCGTTCGAGGTCCCAGTCGGACAGCAGATGCGAGGAAGGTTTACCGGTACTGGGCCCAAGAAAGTCAGTCTGGGCTACGGATCGGCGTTTCGTTATGCTGCGCCTCACATCGGGCGCTTCGTACGAGGGGCTGCTCGCCACGCTTGGACCGGTGGCAAGTTCCTCACCGCCCAGATCGCTAACATAGTGTCGTTTACTGCACTCTCTGCAGCGATCGAGCAAATCGGCGCCCGATTAACGAGATCAGGTGACCAGGTGCAAGTGCAGGGGTCGCCCGAGCAGTTAGCTCTAGCAAAGGAGATCATCGAGGGCGCTGGCGGCAAGGTCAAGATGGGCATGGGCTTTGGTCTTGCGGGTGTTCCGTCAACTAAGAGGGTTGTTCCGGGATATAGAAGTAAAACATGGGCCTGGGGAAAAGTACCGCCTGAACCTCTTCCTCCTAACTGGAAAGAACGAGCTAAGCAAGCTAAGAAAGCAACAGGTGAATGGTGGAATAGACGAAGTGAGCCGTTCAAGGCGATCTCTGCTCTAGCTGGCGTCGGACTGTTATACGTCCCGATCGGGTCAGCGATCATGACTGCATTTGAGCTGGCAGGTATTCCGTTTGAGCGCGTCGGGAACTACCTCGCTGTCAAGTCCGCTGGTATTAAAACTGAAGCGGAAGTACGACGTATTGCTGAAGAGAACGGCGTAAAGGTCATCAAAAAGGGTAAAAAGAACGCGGACGTGGCGTTTGCAGCTAACCCGCCGGGGTTTGATCAAGTTTGGGAAGCATATAATGCAGGACAGGCAAAGGCTAACAGGATTCGTACGATCTATACAATCACAGCCTTGTCTGTTGGCGCTACGCTGAACATAATGGCAAAGCTTGGTCAGGCTAAGATCGACGCGAGAAAGATCGACAAGTTTACTGTTAGCACTGAGCCAAAAACTGAAGCACAGCGCGAGAGAGTTCTGGCTATTGCTAGAAAATACCACGCCACTATAGGTCAACAAGTCAAGGACTATTTCAAGGGTCGGTCGACTATCAGGAATGTAAGTGATACTCTATTTGGTGGCGGCGTGGCTGGTATCATCGGGGCTGGACTTACTGTGAGATTCTTGATCAAGCACCCACAGGCTGCTAAGGCTACCGCGGCATTCATCCGAAGACTCGCGGCGATGGGCGCTAAGATGCGTGGCGTAAGTCCCAGAACGGGTACTGTGGTGACCCAGTTGACTCCAGAGCAACTGGCGCAGATTAAACCAGTCTTGAACAAGTACGGCGCTAAAGCTACCAGCATCAGACCGGTTCCTGGACAGAAGCGCATTGGGGGTCCCACGTTGACCAGTCAGGCGAGGAACGCTGCATTCGGATTCGCTGATGCTTTTCCTCCAGACCCGTTCTATAATACTGCATCGCGGCGCGCAGAACGCGCTTGGAACCGTACTAAAGAAACTGCAGGAGAAGCTTGGAACTATCATAGTAAGAAACGACCGCTCGTAGTCATAGGTCTAGTGGGCGTAGCCTTTTACTTTGCGCTTAAAGGTCTTGTCGCGGCTGGGATTGCCGCTAAAAGAGTCGGCGATAAAATCGTCGTTAAACTTAAAGGTTCTCCAGAAGAACAGAAAGCGCAAAAAGCAAAAGTTCAGCAAATCGTACAGGATGCGAAGAGCCAAGCAAAGTACGCCGCGTTCGACTTCACTCATAAGGTTCAGTGCCACCCGACGATCAGCGTGACGTAGTGCTAACTGACGCCTGGTACCCATTGAGGCATCACCCGCTGCAGGCCCAGCTCTGGCGAACCAGAGCCCGCTTTGTAGCTGCGGCCTGCGGTCGGGGTTCTGGAAAAACAGAATTAGCCAGGCGGCGGGTGATTCGGTATCTTCCGGTGAAGAAACCCTGGTCGAATCCGATGTACTTCTACGCGCTGCCCACGCATCAGCAGGCCAAACGCGTAGCTTGGGACTATCTGAAGTCCTTGGTGCCTAAGGAGTGGCTAAAATCTGCGCCTAGCGAGAGCGAGTTGCTCATCAGGACTATCTTCGGTAGCACGTTACACCTCGTCGGCATGGATAAACCCCAACGAATTGAGGGTAATCAGTGGGACGGCGGCGTGGTCGATGAGAGCTGCGATCAGAAGCCTGGACACTTTGATCGGTCGATACGCCCAGCACTCAGTCACCGGAACGGCTGGTGCTGGCGTATCGGTGTTCCTAAGAGGTGGGGTCCTGGTGCTGCAGAGTTCAAATCAATCTGGGAGGAGTGGGGTAGCGGGAAGTTCGGTGATAATTACGAGTCCTACACGTGGCCGTCGGGTGACATTTTACTCCCGGACGAAATCGAGGACGTAAAGCGAACACTGGACCAGAAAGACTTCGAGGAGCAGTACGGCGCCATCTGGCAAGGCACCTCAGGACTTGTGTTCTACGCCTTTGATGAGAAACTTAATGTCTCGGATAATGTCAAGTACGATCCCGGGCGCCCTCTACTGGTCGGGAGTGACTTCAATGTGGATCCCATGGCGTGGGTCGTCGGCCAGTACTACGACCCGGGTCCAATCAATAAAAGCGGGCCAGAGTTCCATTTCTTCGACGAGATTTTCCTGCGAAATACCAACACCCAAAAGACCTTGAACCATCTGCACCACAAATATCAGGGGCACCAGATGGGTTGGCGGTTCCTTGGAGACGCAACTGCTCGGGCAAGGAATACTAGAGCTTCGTCGAGTGACTACGCCCAGATTCTGAACGATCTGAGGTTTTTGAACTCAAAAGTGATGTATCCGCAGAGCAATCCTGCTAGAGCAGATCGCTTTGCTGCATCTAATGCGATTCTGTGCAATGCTGCAGGTCAAAGACGCTGCTACTTGCACCCGAAATGTGTGAACTTGATCCAGGATCTGTCGTCTCGGGCCTACGAGCCTGGGTCTCGTGAACCAGATGACCACGATGACATCGGGCACATTACCGATGCCTTTGGGTACGTTATACACTATCTGAAGCCGATCGCCGCAGCGCCTTACACGTCTGTTCCGCAGATTTACGTAGACGTAGCATGAGCAAACGGACTCGCTACCGAAAGAAACACACCGCGTCCTGCATCCTTGGGGCAGTTGGTGCTATCGGTAGAGCAGGTCTTCGGCAGTTACCGAAGGCTGCTAAGTGGACAGCTAAGAATGTCGGAGTTCCGTGGGCAGTGTCTGAGGCTACAGTCGCGGGTGTCAGGGGCGGCCAAAGAATAGCGAGGGGCAGACCGAAAACTAAGCAGGAGGTTGCAAAAGAAGAGAGTACATACGACACCACCGATCTGGCGATCGACCTAGTGATCCCCACAGTCGGCGGTTTGTTCATGGGCGGGATTCCGGGTATCATCGTAGGCACCTTGGCTGCTGAGGGCGTCAAGGGAATTCGCGGGATGTTCAAGAATAAAGCCGGCCAAACAGTCGTGCGAGTTCCTAAGAGTCAAGCGGGCAAGGTGATGAATGCGGTCAAGAAGGAGAAAGTTCATGTCGCTACTCACGGTCCTGGTGTACCTCGACCTGGTATTAAGCCTGGCATTCGTCCTAGGTCCGTACCTGCTCCTTCTAGTAGTGGCGGTGGAGGAGGAGTCGACGGTCGAAGTACACGAGACGACTACAAACGCGACAGCATAGGTCGTTTCGCGGGCTTTGAATCCCGTCGCCTGGCCTATATGGGACTACAGCAGCGACAGAAATACGAGATGGGTCTCGTTGATGACCCATGGGATGTCGCGTTACCCATCGTAGGATGGGCAGCTGCTGGTGGGTGGGGCGCACTCACTGTTTATCTCGCCGGTAAGGGCATCAAGGCTCTTGTTGGAAAAGGTCGAGTCCAGGTTGCCCCTGAGGATGCTGCCAAGGCTAAAGCGCTCATCGAGAAGAAGGGTGCCCGCGTCGGTAAGGCCGCAAAGGTGCGGAAGGCGATCAAGAAGCGCGACGAGCTCGCCGATTACGCCAGGTCATATGGCGGGATCGAGAACGTTCCCGATAAAGTATTCCGCGATTTGAAGAAAGCTCAAGAGGGCGTTCAGGGGCACGAGGAGCGGCAACACGAGAAGAGTCGCTCTAGATTGGATCGAAAGTATAAGCGCGATTCTGAAGGGCAGTTCGCGGGCTTCGAGATGCTAAATGATCCCGGTGCCTCGATGGGCATCGGAAACGTAGTTCGGAAAGGGCTAGTTGGAGCAAAGCGCGCGCTTAGGCAGAAGTTTCGCGAGACCGGAACACGTATCTTGACACCGGGTGGTACTACGCATCAATGGGCGGATTCTGCAACTGAGCACACACCAAGCGCCCTTCGTGCTGCTGCGCATATATTAGGCAGCAAACCCTCTAGATACGTGCGGTCGACTGCGGGTGAGCAGTTCAAGAAAGCAGCAAGAACTGCTGGGCAAGCTGCTAAGGATGTCGCGCCGTATGCTGCTATTGTCGGTGGCGCAGCTGGCGGTGCAGCTTTACTTCGTAAGTACAAACGAGATCGTGAAGGTCAGTTTGCCGAATTGGGCCTTGGTCGAAAGATCGCGGTTAGCGCAAGGCGTGGCCTTCGTAAGAGATTTCGTGAGACTGGGCTACAAAGTTACGGCAGGTACTACCCCGACGAGTACTATAAGCGTCGTGATGTGCGCCACCAGCTCCACGGACCAACAAGAGGTCGATCACAGCCGGTTGTGAAGTACAAGTTCCCAGTTCCTGGTGCCGCGATGGGCCCAACGCAGGGCAAGCACATCGCTAAGCTCGTCCAGGGTACCCGTCGAGGACTTCGAAAGCACTTCACCGAGTCAGGCTTTAGAGTTAAGGGTCGACACGAGTACAATAAAAAGGTACGTGGTTTCGAACCTGATGTGCCTGGCGTGCCACGTCAACAGAAGATGCGGGAGTATCATCCCTATGCGAACGTTGAACCGACCAGACGTGTTAACCTTCTTAAGGCGCCCGGAAGCATACTGAAGAGTACGATCTCGGGTGCCGGTCAGCGCATACGAGGGATTCCTGTGCCGAGACAGATGTCTCCACAGATGAAGAAAGCTATGCTGGCTGGCAGTTTTGCAGCTGCCATTGCTATCGCTCACAGCGCCTGGCAACGCTATCGCGATCAGTCGGCTGAACGTTCAGCCGAGATGGCTGGCGAGGCGGGACGTGCTGGACAGTTCGGAAAGCGCTTGCTGAGACGTACTATTCCCGGCTTTTTGGTACACGAGGGCAAGCGCCTCGCTAAAGGCATCGCGGTTCGCGGCGGGAAGAAAGTTGCTAAGAAAACAGCTAGGGAGTACAAGCGCGACCGAGAGGGCCAGTTCACCGGGTTCGAGATGCTCAACGATCCTAACGTGTAAAGGAGATCAAATATGGTGTCGCGTCGTCAAGCTTACGAAATGGGATTTGATGAGGGCTATACTGCGGGTTACGAGTTCGGCATCGGAAGTGCTATCGGGAAGATTGGTCGCAAAGCTCTTGTCAGCGGTCGACGGGCAATCGGTTCTGGTGGAAGAGCTGCTATTAAAAGTGGTGCTGCGAAGGCGCAGCGCGCTGGTAGGGTAGCCTCGGTCACTGGTCGGCGCGCGTTCCGGCAGGGAGCTGCTAAAGTTGGCGGTGCTGCACGAACCGCTGGACGAAATGCCCAGATTGCTGGTGGACGTATCGCGGAAGGAGCTGCTAAGGTCGGTGCCAAGGCGCAGCGCGCCGGTCGAGTAGCCTCAGTTAGTGGACGACGCGCAGCACGTCAGGGAGCCGCCAAAGTTGGCGGCGCCGCTAGAAGCGCGGTCTCAGGCGGCGGGGCGCGGACGAGGCCTGGCGTGCACGCTCCAGGGTTCACACCGCCCAGTTCCTTTCACCGACCTATCAGTGGGGCGCCAGGAGCTGTCGGGCGAGGCTCCGCCAAGGTCGTTCAGGGCGCGCGACGTGCCGTTCGACCTACTATTGCAAAGGCCGGACGAGCTGCTCGGAAGGCATCTGTAGGAGTCCGACGAGCGGCTGGTCGACATGGACGAGCGGCGGCTCCATATATTGCCGGTGGAGTAGCTAGTGCTGGGGTCGTTGGTGGCGCTGTCGCCGCGAAGCGCAAGTACGACCGTGACAATGCCGGTCGCTTCGCCGGCTTCGAGTCGCGTCGGATGGCCTACATGGGTCTCATGTTGAACCAGAGATAGTCAATGGTCCTCGATCTCACTGATAATCGAAACGGTAAGGCTAGAAAGAAGCGTTCTGAGCAGACGGTAGCCCAGGTCCTGTTCTCTGCAGGGCCGACTGGTGATCTGCCTCCGAACACTTTAGCTCTGCCACCGCAGAACGACGGCCGATGGTACAACAAAGTCCGGCATATGCGTCGGGACCCGACTATCGGATTCCTTCGATCGGTCTACATGGCGCCCATCATTGCAGCCGAGTGGACCGTCGTGAGTGATGATCCTAAATTTGAGAACGCAGTTCCTGGGATCGTCGAGAACACCGTTAGGTTCAGGACGAAGTTTCTTCGTCACACGATGCGAGGTCTCATAGATTATGGGTGGCAGTCTTTTGAAGTTGTCAGAGGTCAGCGAGCCACGGGCGAGCTTTATGTCGAGAAGCTTAAGCCGTTGCTTCCCGACCTCACAGAGATTCTCGTCGATCCCTATGGTAATCTCGTCGGACTCAAGAATGACACCGTCTACAGCAACTTTGTCCTCACCACCGCGACCTCCGTCTACCTGTACCGCGGAGAATGTATAGTCCTGTACCGTGACGCCGAAGGCACTAATTGGTATGGGGAACCTCTCGCTCGTCGATACGAGCGCTCGTTTAACTCTTGGAACGAATCAGACGATGCCGCGCGCCGTTTTGATAACAAAGTGGCCGGCGCCTCGTGGGTCGTGTATTATCCCGAAGGAACCAGTACCTATAACGGCCTCGAGAACACCGACAATGCAACTATCGCTAAGGACATTGCGGCAGGGCTAGTATCCTCTGGCAAGGTTGTCGTGCCCAACAAGGTGATGAATACTGTTGATGCCCTAAACGGCGTGGATCCCTCTAGGGCAGCCTGGCGCATTGAATTGCTATCTGCAAACACACAGCAAGCCACGTTCGTCGATCGTGGCAAATATCTTGACTCGCTCAAAGCTCGGGCGATGGACATCCCTGAAAGGGCGATCTTCGAAGGGCAGTTCGGTACAAAAGCGGAAGCGGAGGCGCATGCTGACTTCGCGATCGACAACCTGGAGATGGCCCACCAGGAACTGCTCGAACTCTTCAACGAGCAGTATGTGGATTACCTGTTGGAGGTGAATCACGGTCCTGACTACAAAGAAAAGGTGCGTGTCGTTGCTACACCGCTGACTGACCAGAAGCGAAATTTAGTTAAGAAGCTTTACGATCAGCACTGGGCGAGTCAGACTGGGCAGGCCCAAGAATCTGACGCGATCGACTGGTCAGCGATCAGGGATCAGTTGGGTGTTCCGATCCGTAAGGACTACGTCGATCAGGTTCAAAAAGAGAATCAGAGTGCTAAATCTCGTCGTGTAGCGTATCTGGCTAAAAAGGCTGCGAGGGAGAGACCTAGTGCCCAGCCCGCCGGACCAAATCCCGATCGAGCGCCCACACCAGTCCCCGAACGGGGACCTGACAGGGATGCCGAGGGTTGATGCCTACATAAAGGTCATCAAGTACCTCGGCTTCCCGATCGTATTCGGGGGCGTGATGCTGTGGATTTTCTGGGAACTGATCGGCGACTACCGCGCGTCGATCAAGGAAAGCACGATCGCCCAGAAGCAGACCGCGGATGCGCTCCTGGAACTGAAGGTCGTGCGCGAATCGCACATGAAGCAGCAACTGGAGCAGACTAAAGCCGTCAACGATACACTGAATGTACTCCGGGAGATCATGGCTGAGCGTCGAGATATCATGCGTGAGATGATCGAGAAAGAACGGGAGAAAGTCAAATGAACTGGGATAAACTGGTACTGATCTGTCTCGCTGTTTGGGCTTTTCTATTCGGGCTGTTAACGGTCACTAACATTAAAGTCGAGTGGGGAAACCCGATTATGGGATTCGCCGCACTCGTCCTTGGAATTGTGTGCCTGATCCGGGCTTTTCGGTAAGGAAATACTATGAGGTATGCTGCGACGATCACTATATTATCCGCTATACTATTAGCTGGACGACCGCTGATCGAGGAAGACACGGTTGATCCTGCAGCGCGAAAACCCGCCAGTGAACCTATTCCGCCGCCACCTGATCAGCTTTTGCCGCCAGACGCGCCGCGCGTAGTGTTACCCGATAAGGTTACAGGAGGAATCGCTGAGTTTATTACGGTCACGGCAGTCACCAACGGTATTGAGTGCCGTTGGGTGGCGATGGATAAAGGACTGAATGTCTTCCCATCGGAGCAACTGAAGGATAGTCGTTCAACAGTCGTCACGTCGAACGCAGCGGGGAATTATCGCCTGCTGGCCTACACGGCATTGGGAAGCGTTCCCAGCCATCCGGCGACGACGATGGTGGTCGTGCTGCACGGCGGTCAGCCGCCGCCAAATCCGCAACCACAACCAGAGCCATCGCCGGAACCGGAACCACCGCCGACTCCGGCGATTGCTCTGTGGGTCATTACAGTCGATGCTGCGACTATTAGGAGTCCACAGGTAGCCGCTGTGCTTGGGGACGCAGCTCTATGGAGTAATCTGACGGCACGCGGTCATCATTGGCGGAAAATGAACGCGAGTGATCCCGAGGCCGCGAAATACGCCAACCAGATTGCTACGAACGGAGGCGTACCAGTAGTGATCCTGCTGGAACACGCAACAGCAAAGTGGCTGAACCAGACTCCAGCCGATCTGAAATTTCCGGCGACTTCTGATGGAATGCAAACACTTATATCAAAATACACTACCAAATGAGCCTCGCAATCTGCATTATAGTGTTTACGGTCCTGCTAGTTGTCGCCTACGTAGTAACAAAGGATGATTTCAGATAATGGCTCTTGATGAGATCCTCGACGACACTGGGCACCCTTGGAAACTGGGCTGGAAGCCCCCGCCACCCCAGCAGGCCAAACTCCGCTCCGCTCGTACGTCATTGCAGGATTACCGGGTCGCTGCTGGTATGCCTCCGCTGATTCCCCGTTCCGAGTGGGTGCCGATTGATCTGGTGACGGGCTACCCGCTGGCACTCATCGAAGATCAGCGGAACTATGGCTCATGCACCGCTGCGACCGCCACAGGTGCTGGGAACAGGATGCGGCATTTCCGTGGGCAGCCGTATGTCTCGTTGTCGTGGTGCTGGCTCTACGACCAGGTGAATGGCGGCCGGGATCAGGGCAGTAACATCGACTACTGCAATGAAGTCGTACGTCGTGAAGGTGTTCCTCCGATGTCGGCTTATCCCGACTGCACGTTCAATAGCAATTATGATCCCCAGGGCGTTCCGTACTACCGCGAGGATGTAGAGGTCAGAGTCGATTCCTTCGACGAAATCTGCACAGCGATCCAGATGCTGATGTTCCCACAGTTCCCAGTCGATGCTGCTAATTGCCAGCAATTTGACGGCGACGGAATCGGGATCGGCAATGGACGCAATCCGAATCATTCTGTCTACGGGGCCGGCCTGGAATTTGTCAGAGGAATCTGGGTCGTGCGGGGAGTCAACTCGTGGAGGACGAGTTTCGGTCCGTTCGACGATGGGACATGGAGAATGACAGAGAGCCAGATCGATGGCTGCGATGTCTACCAGGATGGAATTGCCCATGCGTCTACCCTATCGCCAGTCGATAGCGGTGTTCCTGATCCTGTACTGGTATGAGGTGCGCCATGCGAATCATTTTTCTGGCCCTGATCCCGACTATTGCCTGCGCTGCTGATCTGCCGAGTTACCCAGTTGTGATGCCGACGCCGGTGGCAGTGACGTTACCATCGTCACCTAACCCTCAAATTCCGGTGGTCTGGGCACCAGCTGGAACTAAACCACCTCCGACTCGTTTGAATTCTGGTGGCGCTTGCCCGCAAAACCAGTTCAGCGGGTCGGAGGGTTTTGCCTCGCCTACCCCGCTCGTGGAAGTTCGGCGCGTTTTGGCCCTTCTGCGCCCGCAACCCCACGAGCGGTTTGTAGATTTTGGATGTGGCGATGCGAGATGGTTGATTGAGGCCACGAAGATCTATGGATGCAAGTCGGTTGGCATCGAGATCGACCCAGTTCAGGCCCAGAAGGCTCAACAGGCAGTCATCACAGCTGGTTTAGTAGACAAGATTCAGATTGTTCAAGGAGATGCGACCACTATTGACGTTGATGCTCAAGTCGGAGTCGCGTATCTTTATCCTGATGTATTGACCAAACTCAAACCAAAACTACTGAAACTCAGTAGATTTGCTACGTACATGCATCCCGTTGATGGCCTGCAACAGCAACAGAACGGTGATGCTTGGATATGGCAGAAGTCTGCACCCGTTCAACAGGTTCAGCAGACGCAATCCGGATATACTTGGTATGGTGGCCAGGCTTACACTGGCCGTGTTTGTAACAATCCATACTGTGCGATGTGTAATGCCATCGCTCGGCAACTTGGGAGATAACTATGATTCTGCAAGTAGGCGATAAGGTCAAGGTCAAGGAAGGTTCCGAGAAGTCTGAGGCTGATAAGGGCAAGTCGGGCGTTGTCGAGTCACTATCGAAGGGTAACGACCGCGTCGGCGTGCTGTTCGACGGCGAGGAAGAGGTCAACAACAACTACTACCAGATCGACCTCGAGACGGCCGAACAGGAGAAGGCACGAAAGGAGGAGGAAAAGGCCGAAAGGAAGGAAGCGAAAGACGCGGAAAAGGAAGCGAAGGAAGCGGATAAGTCGCATCACACGAAAAAGTTCTAGAGAAAGGAGCTCAGATGGTATTAGCGTGTTGTTTTGGTCTGTTCTTTGGCCGGTCCTACGTAGTTCAGGAGTCCTACGTAGCGCCACCGGCCAGCGTGATGTATTACTCGGCTCCTGCGGTTCAGTACTACAGCGCGCCTGTCGCGCCAGCACCTGTCGCGCCAGCACCTCAGGTCCAGTACTATAGTGCACCTGTTCAAGCGGCGCCGATGGTCCAGTACGAGACCTATAGTGCTCCGGTATACACTGTCGTTCCGAGACGGCCTCGTGTGAGGATCGACGTAAGGGACGGATACTACAGATACAGGTACAGATCGTGGTGAGTCGTTAACACTGCGGCGCATCGGCGGCAGTGGCTTCAACCTTGTTGGTTGTGGCCGGCTTACGTCCGCTGCCGTCGGTGCGTTTTAAGGAAAATCTCATGGCTGAAGCCACCAATGAACAAGTCCAGGTGTTCGCCGACACGCGCATCCGGCCCGGTTGTGAGCAGATCAGGAACTTGTACTTGAAGCTCAAAGACGATCAGGCAGTGTTCGACGACATCTATGGGAACATCTCCACGGACCCCGATTGGGTTGACAGTCGTCCCGATGCACCGCCGCATCTGATGACGCCCAACGACATGCTGGCGTGGAACACGTTCGCGTCGAGGTTTGTAGAGTTCATCGAGGGAACTCTGACGGACGTAACTATGAACGAAGCGGCTAGTCAGTTTCCAGTGATTCTTGATTGCTGTGTTCGTGGTCCGGTGAGTTGAGCGATGGCCTATCAGGAATTCTATTGTAATCAGCTTTCGCCGACCGCGAATCTGCACGCGGGAAGTACTCCTGGCGTGCCGATCAGGGTCTATGATAACGGCTCGTGGGTTCAGGGGACTCGTGTATTTACAGTCGCCAGCGGAAACCCCATCACGGATGGCGTGCCAGTCGGCGAATACTGTTCCGTGTGGCCCAACGCCCAGACCACGACCAGCTTCATCGGTCAGATCACAGCGGTGACTGCGACGACGATCACGGTTTCACTGTCAAAGTTCGCTGGGTTCTCGCCACCGACTGGCAATCTGAATACTTATTGCGTCGTCGGCGGGGCGTGGTATGGTCCGACAGGGGCAAGCAATTTTCCGTTCGGTTTCATCACGAATGTCTGTACTAGCGTTCCGGGAGCTATGCCGCGTGTGAACTTTAGGAATGTGGCGACGTATCCGATCACTGCTGGACTGGTCCACAACTTGAACGGACCGATCATATTCGAGGGCTACACGACGAATCTGGACGATGGCGGGATGACACAGTTCGACGGGACTCCGGCAGCGGCTATTACTCCAATCAACATCGGGGGCAAGCATGTTGAACTCAGGGGTCTGATCTTTTCCAACAGCGGGGCGACTTCCGGGGCGAGTCCCGGAATCTCTTTGAATGGCGGGAACAACCGCGTGTTCCGCTGTGTGGCTCATACGATCCGGGCATCCGGGTTACACAACATGGCGGCCTATAATGTCTGGGAGGAGTGCGAGGCGTACAACTGCAACACTAGCAACACATCCGGTGCGGCGGCAGCATTTGCGAACGGTTTCATGCCAGTTTTTATTCGCTGCATCGCCCATCACAACACGCAGCCGAACGCCAGCGGGTTTATTACGAATACACTCGCCAACACGGGAGCTTGTTTCGTTCACTGTATTTCTCACGCCAACGGCGGGCATGGATTTCTTTCAAGAGATCAGACCGGATCGAGATTCTACGGCTGCGATGCTTACTATAATGGTCTCGACGGACTTCGCATCGTACAGAACACCGCGGGCGGCATAGACTGGATTGAGAACTGTAATTTTCTGAGAAATGGTGGCTACGGAATTCAGCGGACTGATGCCCTGTCGATGGCAATCATTCAGAACTGCGGGTTTGGTGCTGGGTCGATGGCCAATGTCTCCGGTACGATGATCGCTGTGCATGTTGCTGATGGCTGCTTTAACTATCCTGCTGACAAGACTCCGTGGGTTGATCCCGATGACGGCGACTTCCGTATTGTTCTGCCACAGGCAATCGGTGCGGCACGAGGACAGTTTAAGCAGACTCAAGCTGGATATGGCGATCCCAATCCCACGCGATCGACTATGGACATGGGCGCTGTGCAACGGGGTGTGAACAGACTATTGCCGGGCGGCATGACAGGAGGGTTCCACCGCACATGAGCAAGCATACTGAGAAGTACCTGCGAGAGCACCCGCTTCCCGCACGACCCAAGCCGCCTCCGCTCCGAAGCTGGCGGCACGGGAAGTCCGGCTGGCGGGTGAGCGCGGAGACAGAGAATGAAGCCCGGGTGCAGCTTGATGGCCTCGTGGGTGAGCCGATCGGTGACTTGACAGAGATCGAGCCGGTCATCAACGAGGACGGGCAGATCACGGGCTGGGTGGATGTGGTGACAAAGCAGCCGATCAATCTGAAGAAGCTGGACGCGGAGTAATAGGGCATGGCCTTCCCGACGATCCTCATCAACAACAGTACCGGCAGCAATACCGCAGCCAGCGGGGCCGGTCCATCGACAGCTTTGACCGGGGCCGGGGCAGCACTGACGAGCGCCGCGGCGACGGTGAATCTGTCGGCCAACACGCCCAACCTGTCAGGGGTCGCAACGGATGGGACAGCGGCGTTGTACGTCAACAGTTCGACGGGCCGGAAATTTGGCAGAATTACGGCCGTTAATGACGGCACAGATGTCGTTACGACTTCCGAAACGTGGGGCGTCACGGAATCTGGCCGGACGTGGGCCATCGGCGGCAAGCGGTTCGACTTCGAGACCACGAATACGCTCACGAAGAACCTGTTCTCCGCTGATATGTCGGCGGGCTGGTCAGTGGATATTCAGGAGGCGGGGGTCAACTATGTCCTCACGTCCACGATTACGGTCAGCGTGGCTGGCAATCAGACAGACGGAAGAATTCTGGTTAGATCATCAAGTGGGGCCTATCCGACGATTACTTGTGCTACGAATTCTGTAGTGCTGTTCACCTATTCCAGTGGTGGCGGCTACATGGAGTTCAAGCACCTGAAGTTGACGCATACTGCCGCGACGCGAGGCGCAGCGTTCACTCGATCGCTCGGAACAATCACGAATGTTTTTTACACAGATTTGATAATCGACGGCTGCTTGACGTTCTGGGCGTCTGTAACGTCACTCGGCAATCCGATTCTCACTGCCTGTGAAGTCAAGAACACAACGAGTACGACTGCCGCTGTTGGCGCGCCCGGGACTTCATCGACCCGCATGTACGGCTGCGACGTTCATGACAATGCCGGGGATGGGGTTCGCTTCGCAGTATCATTATATGCCCTCGCCTGTCTCTTCACTGATAACGTCGTGGGGATCAATGAAACTGGGGCTGCTGGGGTCTCGTCCGACCTGTCTGTGACTGGCTGTATTATCGCTGGAAACTCGTCCGATGGGATCAAGAATACAACTGCCAAAACACTTGTAACGGAGTTTTTCCCTGTTGCTTTGCTTAATAACATCATCTATGGCAACGGGGGCCGGGATGTGAACTTTGCTACGGCTCAGTCGCTGGTCGAAGCCGACCTGTGGATCAACCGGAACAATGCCAGTGGCGGCAATGTATCAGCCCGGTTGAATTTCCCGGCAGGGACGGACGATGTGACGCTGACAGCCGACCCGTTCACTGATTCTGCCAACCGTGACTATTCATTAAATGACAACGCAGGCGGTGGTGCAGCTTGTCGCGGGGCGGGTTATCCAGGACAGATGGTAAGTCTAACGACGACCGCGTTTCAGGACATCGGACTTCAACACGAGGACGAAGGCGCAGCCGGAGACCCATCTATGAGCTTAACATCAGTCATCCGGCACATTAAAGTCCTCGATGCAGCGGCGTCGGATGGATCAGGAAAGACTGGTCTGACGTATAGCAGCTTCACGATGAAGTACAACACGCAGGGCGGGACACTAATTTCTCTAACAACAGAGACTATTGCTACGCTGGGAACTTATCAGGCTCCCACCTCCAACGTACATATTCGCATTCGTGAACTCAACAACACAGATCCCACAAAGGGCATCTACGAGGTTCACTTCCACAACGATCAGATGGTAAACACAGGCAAACGGCTCTGGCTGTATCTCTCGGCATCAGGAGCAGCATTTCAGCCGATGGAGATCGACCTGATCCCCTACATGGACGCCAGTCCGTCGTCGGCAGACAGGCTGAGAGATTTCGCTGACGAATGCTACGATCCCACCGCGAACGAGGTCGCCGCGAGTGGTGCGGGCGGTGGCGCTACACCTGAGGACATTGCTGATGAGGTTCAGACAAGAACTATCGCAGCCGTTACAACTGTCGCGAACGTGTCTGGCGATGTAGCCGGCAGTATCCTTGGGAACGTCGATGGGAATGTCGGCGGCGACGTGACCGGAAAAGTTCTGGGAGCTGGAGCTGGGGTCTTCATCGGAGTTGGCGCTCGGGCACGAAGCCATGCCGATAATAATCTCGCAGTCGAGTCGGTTCAGAACAACATCAACGATGTTATCGTTGGCAAGCTCGATGACATGCTGGAAGCCGATGGGATCGTCTATCGCTGGACTGCTAACGCTCTTGAGTTGGGTCCCTCAGGAGGCGGTGGTACTGGTCCAACTGCCGTGGAGATCGCTAACGAGGTGCAGACAAGAACGATGGCTGGTGTCTCCGCAGTGGGCGATAAGACTGGCTATGCTCTGAGCGCCGCCGGTATCTCGTCGATCTGGGCTGTACTTACTAGCGCTCTCAGTACTGCGGGTAGTATCGGCAAGTACATCGTCGATAGGCTCGATGTAGTGCTTAGTACTCGAGCATCAGGCGCAGATTACACGCCCGCTAGAGCGGCTAAGCTCGATAACCTGGACGCGACAGTGTCATCGCGTGCGCCTGGTGCGACTGCTCTGTCAACAGTCCAATGGACTAACTCGCGAGCTACAACACTTGATAACCTGGATGTGACTGTGGGCTCCAGGGCACCAGCAGATACTGCACTGCTGAACTCGGATTACACGCCATCGAGGGCCGCTAATCTTGATAACCTGAACGCAACTGTCTCGTCGAGAGCCCCAGCCGCAACCGCACTGTCGATAGTTCAGTGGACTAACGGTCGAGCTGCGCTTCTCGATAACCTCGATGCGGCGATAAGCACCAGAGCTCCAGCGTCCACTGCCCTGTCTACTGTCGAGTGGACTAGCCCTAGGGCAGTGGCGCTAGACAATCTGGACGTGAATGTAGGGTCTAGGTTACCGACCAACGGTTACACCGCGCCCAACAACGCAGGCATCGCAACCATTGGAGGCGTTACTAATAAACTTGACACTGCGATGGTGCTCGACGGCGCAGAATGGCAGTTTACTGCTAACGCCCTAGAATTAGGCGTTGGCGGTGGAGGCGGTGGTGGTGAAGCTGACTGGACTGAACCTGAGCGAGAACAGATACGTCACCGATTAGGCATCGACGGGACTGCGTCAGAGCCTGTGATTACGGTGCCTAGTTTAGCTCTGGAGAGCACATCAGAAGCGATCCTTGCTGCTGTAGGAGGTCTTGGTAGTAATATCGGCGCTGGTAGTATCGAATACATCGACCACCTCTACGCAAATAACAACGACGATGAGCCTATCGTCGGTGCTGAGGTCTGGGCGTCGACTGACTCAGAGGGTACGGTTGTGATCGCTGGTGCTGTTACTACGGATGATTTTGGCCGGTTTAGGTTCATGCTCGATCCGGGCACCTATTATGTGTGGGTAGATCACCCTGAATACAACTTCAATAACCCGTTTACGATCCAGGTGGCCTAATGCCTATCTATCCAGAGAGTGTAGTCGGCGCGCCGTGGTGGACGTCGCGTGAGGAACTCGAGCGGATGTTTGGGCGGACTAACATCACCCGTTGGGCCGACATTGAAAATGAGAATGTCGCAGAGGATATTACGGCCCAGATACAGTGGTCAGTCGTCGCTGGTCACGAGGATGCTGTGATGCGCTTGGAGGGTACATCCTGCGGGATAATTTATACGGCGCCGAGTCCGCTAAGGATAGCGACAACAAGACTCGCTGCATTCCTACTGTATAGTGCTCGCGGAATCAAAGACGCTCCCGAGGATCAGGAAGGCCGTAGCAGGTTATCGACCGCTAAGAAACTTGCTGATGAGTTCTTCAAAATGGTTCGGGCCGGTCAGTACAGCATCGGTAGCGGTTTGGCCGGTGATGGTCTACCGATTACCTCGTATCCTGAGGCCTTGAGGCCCTTTGATCCAACAGGACAGGATCGTAATCAGGACCAGATCATGGAGGATAACATCGCTGATGAACATTCTGGAATACAAGGCGTACCAACACAACGAGATAACATCGAGTGGGCAGAGTAAGTTTATCTAGCGAACTAGGCGGTCGCCTGGCGTCCAGGTTTTCAAGCACAGTGTTCGCTCGATGCGTAGTCGCTGCCCGAACTCTGGTGATGCCTGACATCATCGACGTACTGCAGGATGTTGAGCTCACCTCCAATAGGGCTATGAATCTGGCCTTCGAGGAGAATCTTAATCGAGGCGTAGGCTTAGCCCAGATTGGCCTTAACAAGCGAGAGACCAAGGCAGTTAAGGAGCTCTACAGCTCTGTAGCTCGAACCTCTACAACTAAAACTATGTCGCAGCTCAGGGAGGAGCTCATTAAGATAGTAAAGGCCAGCGCTAAGTTAAAGCCCGATCGGCGCGAGGCTTTCATCAAGAAGCATTTAAAGCGTCTGGGTGTCGGTGATGCAGTAACTGGCAACGTAGTTAAAACGCTCGTCGATACTCACGTGTCGATTGCAGGCAACGCAGCCACGTGGGTAGCTACGCAGCGCAGTGATAAGCTCTGGGGTTACGAGTACAGAGCACGAGATGATGCGCGTACGAGACCCGGTCACAAGGCCCTCGATGGAGTGCGATACCCTCGCAATCACAGGTTCTGGCGACGCTTTGCTCCTCCTAATGGGTGGGGATGCAGGTGCAAGCTAGTTCCGATCTACGTGGGCAGTGACCGGGCTCGTATTAAAAGATTCAGTGGCACGCCTGATGTGGACCCCGAGTTCATGTTCAATCCGGGGACGCTAGTCACGGTATACTAAGTATTATGTATCCTGTTGCTATTAATGCTTTGAAAGGTGCGTTTGCGTTAAGCAGACGGCATAACAATCCTTCTATTTTTAGAAAGGAATTGGCGTATCCCGGTAAGTTCGCGAAGGTTGATCCTGATACTGGTGAGACAGAGTTCGAGCTCGAGGTCGATGAGCCACTGATGGATCACTGGATCAAGACCTTCAAGAAGATGAACGAGAACGGGATCGATGTTCCGGTGCCGCTGGGGCACACCACTAATGCTGAGTTCAGGCGTGGCACAGTGATCGACATACGCAAGGAGCCATCTGAGGCCAAGAAAGGCCAGCCTGGGCTGTTCGCGTACGTGAAGTTCGGTTCGCCGAAGATGGCGGCGCAGTTCGCGCACTCGAATGTTTCTCTGTTCATGCCACCTGATTTCGTCGATGGCATGAAACGAAAGTACGTGCGACCGATCAGGCACGTAGCCATTACGGATTATCCAGTAATACCCGGGTTGGGTAAGTTCACCCCTGTAGCCGCGGCCCACAAACCTTTTCAGGTCGTGACGCTGTCGCTCGTAGATGAGGATTCAAAAATGACGATCGCGGAACTCGCCGAAAAACTGGGAGTACAAATCCCTGAGGGCGCGGATGATGATGCCGCGGCTGATGCGATTCAAGAAGCCTGGACTGCCGGCGAGGGCGAAGAAGCAGGCGATGATGAGGGCGCGGGATTCGCCGAAGAGGATGAACTCGAGGACGAGGAAATGGGCCTCGGCGACCTCGACGAGGAAGAGGACGAGGAAATGGGCCTTGGCGACCTCGAGGAAGAAGACGAAGAGCTTCCGATGGCGGAAGACGACGAGGAAGACGAAGAGGACATGTACGGTTTCGAGGACATTCCCGAAGAGGAGGAGGAAGAAGTTCCTCCCGGCGTGGCCTTTGGATATGGAGGAGCACAACCCGTGGCTGCAAGTCTCGTTCGCATGGTCCGTAAGGCGAGGGCGACTCAGATCAACGACCTCGTGTACAGCGGCAAGATCACCAAGCCGGTCGCGGACGCGCTTAAGCAGCTCTACGCGACAAACCGTCACGTCGAGGTGGCGATGTCCTACGAGCAGGCTGCGGGTTCCGACGCGCCTCCTCCAGACGACTTCGAGAACGTCTGCAAGGCGTTGTCCCTTAACGCGTCCGTGATCCGGTATGGTGAGCGGACCGGCGCTCAGATGCGCGTCAATGACAGGTCCCCGATCATCACCGACGCGGAGGCGAGGGCGAAGAAAGCCCAGCGTCGCTAATTCTCCTCTTAAGAACACGGAGCTGAATAATGGCCGTAACGTTCACCGATCGCGCCAGAAACAGTGATCTCCTCAAGTGGGAGGTCGAACACCGGTACTGTCGGACGGCCGGCACGATCCAGAACAAATCTGGAGTCACGATCGTCAAGGGCGCGATGACCGTCGGGCTGCCGGTCAAACTGGTCGGCACCCAGTGGGTAACGGTTGCCGCGGCCGATCTGGCCAATACCGGTGGGCTCTTACTGGTCGATGACGCAGCAGCGATTCCTGAGGCTTTGGCTGCTGATGCAATCACCGCCAAAACTTATCAGATTCTCACCCGAGGACCGGCGCTCATCAATAAGAGCATCATCCCAACGACCGACCTCGCCGGTGCCGCGATCACTCTTGCGACTCTCGTCACCCGTCTCGCGACTCTGAACATCCAGACCATGGTCGAACCGACCTCTGCGATGACCAGCGTTCAGGAGTGGTAAGCTCCTCTCCCTGCTTTCTAAGGATCAACGACCATGATGCTCGATGTATTCGACGCCGATGCGTTCAATCTAGTGAACTTAACGGCGGCGCTTCAAAAGCTCCCGTACAAGCCCGGGAGGATCGGCGAGCTCGGCCTGTTCGAGAATAAGCCGACCTCTACGAAGCACGCGATCATCGAAGAACAGCACGGGAAACTCTCATTACTTCCGACTCTTCCCCGCGGTGCGTCGAATCAGACCACGCAGTCCTCGCAGCGCAGGAAGATCAGATCGTTCTTGGTGCCTCACGTGCCTCAGTGGGACGCACTTCTTGCGGACGACCTCGAAGGCAAACGGGCGTTCGGGAGTGAAGATCAGGTCGAGATCTACTCCCAGATCATGAACGACCGCATGGAGCAGATGAAGCAGAACCACGAGATCACGTGGGAGTGGCATCGCATCGGCGCCCTCAAGGGAATCGTTCTCGACGCCGACGGCACAACGGAGGTCTACGACTTCTTCACGGAGTTCGGGATTACTCAGCAGGAAGTCAGTATCGACTTCGCCGACACTGGTACGTACGCGTTGCCTGACCCGGCCGTCGACTTTAAGGTGATCTCATCGCAGATCATCCGTGCCACCCAGCTCGCCCTCGGTGATGCGCGTTTTACTGGCATCCATGCGATGTGCGGGAACCAGTTCTTCGACTCGTTCATCAAGCACGGCACCGTGCGGATGGCATACGAGCGATACCAGGACAATCAGTTCGCTCGTCAGACACAAATCCCTGGCGGTTCACAGCCGACCGGGTTCATGTTTGCTGACATCGAGTGGGAGAACTACCGCGGCGGGATCGGGACGGTGGACTTCTTCGACTCCGACAAGGCGTATTTCTTCCCGAAGGGTGTTCCCCAGCTGTTCCTCGAGATTCCCGCACCTGCCCCTTTCGTGGAGACGGTGAACACCCGCGGGATTCCACTCTACGCCAAGCAAGAGCGTATGAAGTGGGACCTGGGTATCGAGCTGCACACCCAGAGCAACGTGCTCTTCATGTGCACCCGTCCGAAGTGCCTCATCAAGGCTACCGGGACCAATCTGGTCGGCCACACGAGCGGCCTGATCTCCTAAGCAGGAGGTTTCAATGGCCATCGTAGAGGCGCGGCTCCAGGTTAATCTGAAGGGGTTAAAACGCCTTCGACAGGACCTGAAGTCCGGTCAGGGAGTCGCCCAAGAGATCACGAAGGAGTGGGAGAAGCTCTACAGGGCTTTCATTCTGCTTCGCTTCGATGTCTTCTCTCGTGGTGGCGGTAACTGGCCACCGCTCAAGAGGTCGACTATCAAAAAGAAGGGGCACAATAGGATCCTTGTCGATACGAACTTCATGCGCAAGAAGCTCGAGACAGGCATTAGGATTATTGAACAGTCTGGAACGAGTGCTGTCATCGGATTCGTGCAGGATGACCGTCATCCGTCTGCTAACTTGTCGGTAGCAGAACTAGCTACGATCCACGATCGCGGATTAGGTCCACCACAGCGTAAGATACTTGTGGCGCCGGACCTTCAGACTATCGACAAGAGCAAGAAAGCGGCACGGAAGCTAATGCTGGCTGCGTTGAACAGAGCAAACTAATGCCCGCAGAACCAGATCCTTTTTCCACCGTCTATAGAGCTCTGTGGACGCTCGCTGAGCAGAGCGCTTTGTTGTCTTCATTAGTGCGTCCCTTCAATAGGATCAAGTTTCACGATGAGTCGTGGAGTGATCCACGCAAGGATGAGGTGTCGGATGCGGATCTGCCAGAGCTTGTTCTTGCAGTTACGCAGATGACTGCTCAGATCAGGGCAACGTCCAGTGGTAGCTATGCCACGATGAATCTGGAGTGGTGGCTTTCTACAGGTGATACTAGCGTGCATCGAACAGTGTTACCTGTGATGTGGGCTGTGTTCGCGGCGATGACGCCATGGCCAGCTATTGCGCCTACTCTAGTGTCATGGAAGGACAAGCCCTTCATTAAGAAGGTAGATTTAATGTCAGCGAACCTAGGACTTGCTGACCGCGAACGTAACAGAGGTATCGTCGGATGGAGTGCGATCTGGGGCTGTGAGGTGCAGCTTGGATTCGCGACGCGAGACGTGATCGACTCAAACAGCGAGGTTTAACATGGCGGTACACTCTGGAAGATTCGGACTCATCGACGGGATGAGTACGATGCGGCAGTGGTCGATCAACGACGCCCAGAATTTGGCGGTCGGCGTCGGGTCGAATACTGCCTTTGGAAAAGGACGACGCAAGGGCGTCGAGGACTGGACTGGGAACTTCGGCTTCTTTGGTGGCGTACCACCAGTGATGCCGGGTACGACTTTTAACTTCCAGGGATACACTGCACCCACGAATGACCAGTACGGTCCCGGCGTGCTCTACACCGGCATCGCCTTGTCAGGGCAAATGCAGTTGAACTGGAACTGGCAAGGCGGCGAGCTCATCAACGGCACGATGGACTTCGGTGGACACCTTGTCCTTGAAATCGAAGAGGCCGGTGCTCCGCCTCTGGACACGACTGACCCAAGTCTGCTAACGATCGCCGAGTGTAAGATCCAGTACTCGGTGGACGGTGTCGCTTGGGTCGACTGGGAGAGTATCGCCCAGTGCACGCTCACGGTTACTAACGAGTTGCAGACCTACGTGAACTCCGGAACCGTGATCGACGGGCGTCTGTGGACTGGCCGCAAGGCCGGTAACATGGACTGGAACATGAGCCTCACGGAGCACGATGACTCTAGGGCAAAGTTCTCCAAGGGCGATCAGCTCTGGATACGGCTGTACATCAACGAGACTGAGTTCTGGGAGTTCGCGTACGGTCGAGTTAAGGACAGCACTGGACTGCAAGTGAACCGCGAAAGCGGCGCTATCACCCAGCAGACTGTCAACATCGAGATGGATGTCGTCGCGGACGCCGACGCGTCACTCGGACACATTATTCTCCCGGACACCAGCGTCTGGTGGCCGGTTCCGCAGAGTTAAGTTCATCATCTATTAAGGATCACTACGCATGGCCCATGTCACTGGCGCCTCGTTTCCGATTACTCTCGCAGGCAACACGTATGAGCTGTTGCCTTTGAGTGATAAAGACTACGAGGAGATCAACAACTGGGGTCGCAAGCAGCTGATCGACATAGCTCGAGCCTCGTTCGATGACGAGATGTCGCAAGACGAGCGTGACGAGATCCTTGGCGCTGCTCTTCGGGAGAGTCGAAGTGTTAACTTCATGACCCCGGACGGCGCTAAGTTCTTTAGGACTCCTATGGGGATCGCTCGAATCCTCTGGCAGGGTCTTCGCAAGCGTAACCCAAAGCTAGAATTAGTGACAGTCAGCGTTGCGATTAGGGATAACCCGGAAGACATTCTCGAAGCGATGAACGTATTCAAGGAGCTCAACCTAGGTAAGATCGTCGAAAAGACGCCTACGCCAAAAAACGACGACGCGTAGAGCCTCCGGATAAGGAAGAGCTCTACGCGATCTTAGCAAAACGGTTTGGCTTCACCGCTGACCAGATCTCGGACATGACGCCCTATCAACTATTGACTCTCTACGGGCCTGATAAGGCCAGTGACACGTTGTACTTCAAGGACGAAGCTGAATACGCCAAGTGGTTAGGATCACCCGATGGACGACGCCCGTCTTAAACTACAAGGTGATACTACTGAGCTGGACAAGGCTCTGGAAGGCACCGAGGAGGCGTTCGGTGAGCTCGGTGAAGAGGCTGAAAAGCAAGCTAGTATAGCCTCGAAGGCCTGGGAAGCTGTCAAGGCTACCCTTACGAAGGTCGCTGAGACTATCCAGTCGATCTGGGATAGGATAACCGAGGAGATAGCCAACGCCTTCACCACGATGATCGGTAAGATCAAGACCGGTCTTGATGCATTCATCCAAACTGAAGCACAGGTCGCCAAGTTAACTAGCACGCTTAGAGCGACACGCAATGCGATGCAGGTTACTACGCATGAGCTGGAGGGTGTGATTAAGGGAATGCGTGGACTGTCGGTTCAGAGCGACGAATCCGTTCGGTCAGCTGCGATGGTCATGCTGCAGTTCCGCAATGTTCGCGGTGACATTTTCAAGGATGCCATCAGGGGCGCGATGAACCTGGCCGCAATCACCGGAGACATGTCTAGTGCGGCTCGTGACTTTGGTGAGAAACTTAATGACCCGATCGTCGCGCTGCGAGAGATGCACCTGGAAGGTGATAAGCTGACCAAGGTACAGCAGCGACAGCTGCAGTACATGATTAACATTAACGACAAGGTTGGCATCCAGAGGATGCTGATGCAGAAACTCGCTGACCTGTACGGTGGTGCTGCGACACGTGAGATGAAGACGTTTGCCGGTCAAGCGCAGTTACTCCAGAATGCTATCAATCGGATATTTGAGGCAATCGGCAGTCTGCTAGTGCCCACGTTAATGAACAAGTTCATCCCGGTAATGGAGAAAGCAGCTAAGATCGTCGAGTTTTTAGTGTGGCGATTCGGCGAGAGTAGCGGCGAGATAGAGAAATCTTTCGACAAGTGGATAAGGATCGGCGAGAAATGGGCTGTCAGTTTTATGCACTGGGCTTTAGACGCCTTCAGCTACGTACAGACGCTCATAATGAACTGGGATACTGTTTCCGAGGTAGTCTGGGGAAAAATAAAAGAGTATGCGCTCTCAGCGCTCATGACGATCCTAGACTATGCGATTATGTGGGGTGGGAAGCTCATGGAGCTCATGCAGCCGGTGTTTGACCTGATAGTCGCCGGCTGGGAATACGTTGTTGAGGTTGCTATGGTTGCGTGGACGACTGTCTCAACGTACGTCATGACGTTCTGCGATATGGCGATGAAGGCGTTCAACGTATTCATCGAGACGATTGGTACCTGGGTAGAGGCGGTATGGGGATTCGCCGCTAGTATCATGGAAGCGCTGGAACCGGTGCTGCATTGGTTCTACGTCGCTGTAGGCGTTGTTGCATTCGTCGGTGTGTGCTTCTGGGAGGCTGGGAAGATGGCTGTCGAAGCTTTCCAGCTAGTCGTAGATATTATTCAGTTCGTGATCCAGTGCTTGAGGATCGCTACTGAGATTTCTATGATAGGACCTCGTCTCGCATGGACGGCTATTAGTGCACTCTTCAGACTGATTATGATGGGGGTTAATTTCGTTGCTGGAGGTGTCAGAATAGTTTGGGACGGCATCATGGACATGATAGGCATGGGCCTTAGAGGCGCCGGTAGGATGTTTGACATCTTTGGTGCCGTGATGCTTGCGCCGTTTAGGCTAGTCTGGACTGCCGTTAAAGGGCTGTTCGGGCTCATCTTTGGTGAAGGCAAAGGTCTATTCTCGCGGATAACTGACTGGTTCGCAGAGATGGGCAAATGGCTCACTGGGAAGTTCTTTAACTGGGTTCTGGCGCCGTTCAAAGCAGTCGGTAAGGAGATCGACGAGCTGAAGGAGAAGTTCAAGGACCTTGAGATGCCGGACTTTGAAATGCCGGACTTCGGTCCCAAGAAGGAGGAATACGGCGTTAAAGGCGGCCAGATCGGCCCTGTAGCGCCTGCGGGAAAGGGTTTTCAGGATCCAGTAACGGCGATGTTCGAGAAGGCGGGTGTAGGCAAGCCAAAAGATAAGGGCATGTTTGGCGGCATATTCGAAGGTAAAATGCCAGAGTTCAAGATGCCTGAGTTAAAAATGCCTACGCTTCCCGGTAAGAAGGGTCCGATGCTGGGACCTGAGCTTCCTGAGGGTGTTGTGACGCCGAAGCCGCTCAAAGATGCGTTGACTGAACTTATAGCACCAGGTCTGATGGCCGGCAAGAAAGAGAAAGAAAAGGGCGCATTCGGTGCTGGGTTTGATGCGCAGCTCGAGGAGATGAAGAAAAAGAACGCTAAGCTCTTCGACAGCTTCAAGCAGTGGGACAAAATCACTGGGGATACCCCACTAGGCACGGGCAAGGACAAGATGCCGTTCGGGCGTATGGGAACAGGCCTTCTCGGTGAGGAGACTAAAGCCGCGGGCTTCGAGGATCTCTTATCGCTCAATAAACGAATCACGGGCGCCGCGGCTAAACCTCCTGAGGTTGCGGCTATCGACAAGCAAACTGCAGTAATGGAAAGGCATCATTTTGAGCAAACGAAGCTGCAGAAGAAGCTAATCGAGCAGAATGCAGAGAAGACGACTAAGAAGGCTGCCTCTAAGTTTATCTTTGATGAGTAAACGATGGCGTGCATCTGGTCCCCGACTATCGACTGCGCCGAAGAGCAGGGCTCCTGTACTGAGGAGTACGATGAGGAGTTTGGCATTTTGTCGGCTCAAGTAGTATTAAGATGCCTGTACATCAACCGTCATGCCCTTGCTTCTGATATTTGCGGTAATCGTCGTCCATACCCAAAGGGCTCCGCAGGTCCGACACCTGTAGCCCTCCGGGCGTCGATCGCGGGTACCGATACCGCTGGATTCACCGACGAGCAAGGAATCTTTCCGCTGCACGCCCTGGTGACGATCCAGTACTCGTCGAAGCTCAAGGACCAGTACAGCGAATCTATCGAGCCCACGGTAGAGTTCCAGGACCTGGACTACCGTAACTTCAAATGGTCAAGTGGTGCGAAGCTCTGTGAGGATGAGCACCCTGCATTCCTAGTCCGTGGCATGAACCTCTGTCGATCAGAGGTGGACCTGACTGAGGTGCAGGTGTCGATCCCTGAATTGACTACGCTAGCTGGGCATGTCAATGCTGCACCGTACACTAGTAGTTTACTGGGAAGATCATTCGCCGCAGAGACTTTACTGTACCATGCGCCAGTGATAAACAGGAAGGTGAACTCGCTGAACATCGCAAAGTTCGACGTCAGCAAGAAGTGGTCGATCAACTACAACGGCTGGAACAGGTACTACCGAGCCAAAACGAACGCCTACGAGGTGATCGTTCACGGACTGACGGGTGTAGAGTTTAAGTGCTATCCGGTTTCTAGTATGACTGCAATACTCCCGCCGTAATGGCTGACTACACCCCTCGGGACCTGCTGAAGCATGTTAAGGCGGGCGACACGTTAAGCGCGAAGATGTATAACGCGCTTGTCGACTTCGCCCAAGCCAAGGGGTTGCCACCGGCACGCGGTTCTCGCGAAGAGCAAAGTGGCTTCATCTTCAAGAGCGAGCACCGGCGACGCGCGCTCTGGGTGCCTGTTATCGCTGAAGAAGAGGTCCCCGAGTACAGCGTCGTCGAGGTCTCCCAGGGCATAATCGGCGACGATGGCGAGCTGACCCTTCTGGTGCGCCTCGCGCAAGACACCCCGAGGCTGTTCGCGGCCAACGAAGCTTACCCGATCGCAGCTAACGGTGAGGGTTGGGTCCGGATCATTACTCCGTATGACCCTGTTCAGGTCAAGTGTGAAGAGGGCGTAAGATTCTTTGATCGCTTGAGCCCTGACAGCGACACAGGTCTCTTAACTCGTGAGGCCGGTGGTATACTGTTAGCTGCGTCGGACTATCAGGTCGCGACGGTCGAGGGTGGCTGTAAGACGTATGTGGTTTACGTCGTCGCAGCCCAAGGGCAAGCGCTACTGGCTATGCCGCGGTGTGATGGGTCTGGGATTTCTCCGAGGTCAGGAAATACGCCAGGTTCAGCAGAGTGTTGCATCTTCGAGCTTAGCATCGACGGTGTAATTGAGCCATTGATGTCGTTCGACGGAGACATACTCCGTAGGACGATCTACAACCCGCATGACGTCGTCGTACCGAATAACGTATATACCAAGATACACATAGGCGACTCCAGCCTGTGGGTATGTGATTACCCACATGGGGCGTCAGTAACGACAACGTCGTATAACCCTGGTGGTGTATATCAGCCTCCGGCCATTATCCCAGGCGTTCCGATCTGTGAAGGTATCTGCAAGTGGACATGGAGCACCGATCAGGCGATCTGGTTGCTCGATGAGGATAACTGCGAAGAAGTTATACCGACGAGCACTACCGATATAGCCGGCGGGCCCAGCACCCCACCTCCTGATCCATCTTCTAGCACTAGTACGAGCACTACCACTACGATATGTCCGTGCCCGCCTCCTAGAGTAGTCGATCCTGGGCCCACGTGCTCAGGATACTGCACTTATGAGTGGGACGGCGAAGAGTGGATCGAGCACTGTGATGAGTGTGAAGAAGGCTGTGAGTGCAAACCTGCACCAGCGGCACCTGGCAACACAGAAGGCCAGATCAAGCAAGTCAAGTGCCAGACGACGAGCACTACTAGCACTACGCCTGATCCGGCTTCAACTACTACTGCTGGCCCGACTAGCACTAGCACCACACCGAAGCCATGCCGATGTTTGCCACCTACATTCTGCGGCGGTGATTGCACGAACGCAGTAACGTACTGTAGTGGGAACAAGACACCACCGACGACGCCACAGCCTTGCAGGACTACTAGCAGTTCTAGTACTAGTAGTACTAGCAGTACTAGCACTAGCACTACGACGAGTACTGGAACGTATGCGCCTGGTGATCCGTGCCAACCTGGCGGTCCAGGTGGCGGTACGAATCCGCCTCCGGGTTCACCGATCTATCCACCAGGTCAAGAATGCTACGGGTGTGCGTGGTATGTCGGGTCTACTGGTATCATCACCACGCTCTACAGCCGATGTAATTATTCTGCCACAAACCAATATGGATCAGTTGGTTGTAAGTGCATGCCGGTACCTGGATCGTTAAATCTTTGCACAACGTATGAGGTAGGCTGTGAATACGTATCTGCTGGTCCGCCGCCAGAGCCTCCTATACCACGTTGCGGTGGCGGCTGTAAATGGCTATGCACTGATGCTGGTGGTTGGGTGAGCGCTGGTGGTGGTTGTCAAAATCCTACTGGTAGAGATTGTGCATGTACTTGTGGCTCGCCTCCTAGTGGATCATGTGAGTGTGGAGATCAAACTACTATAGCTTGCGGCTGGTACTGCGATGATCCTCCGCCGCCTGATCCGACTACTACAACTCTGTGCCCGGGCCGACCTAACCCGACGCCACCGCCTACTACGTCAAGTAGACCGCCGACTACTACCACGCCGAACTGCGACAACGGGCACTGCATCTGGGAGTGGGACGTTGAGGAAGAAGAGTGGACACTCAAAACAGACGTGTGTCCTGACAACAGGGACTGCGAGTGCAATAACCCGCCTCGATTCGCTGGGTCAGTCGGGTCACAGTGCGCCAAGACTAGCTGTGGTGGACCGACGAGTACCAGTACGACGACCAGTACTACGCCTGATCCCGGGTGCTGCCATCAGTTTGTAGGCCGCGAGGCAGTTACAGTAGCATGGGCTTTTGAAGGAGAAGGATGTCCATCTGAGCCATTTCCGCTTACACTGTATAGAGTGAATGAGACGTGCTTCGCATGGAGTGGTGCACTTCCATGCGGTGATAATATAAGCTTCAAGGTGTGCTGCGATCCGACTGCGGGTGAAACATGTGATGCATTAACAGTTGAATCTTCTGTCGCGTGTATTGTTCCTCCGGACCTACCGTGCTCTATAACAAGCTGCGACTGCAATGCTCCTGGGTACTTCGAATACTCCTGCTTTAATCCAGAAGCGGATCCTACGGGCTGCGACTGCTGCGGTGCAACTACAACGACGACCACGCTGGTTCCGGGTACGTGCTGCGGCGGTTCGAAGACCCTGACACTATCACGGACTGGCGCCACGGTCGTTATCCCAGTAACCTGGAATGGAGCAGGAGCTTGGGTCGCTGATGACTTCCCGATTGGTGCAGCTGGATTCCTTGGAGCCTCGCCGGCTTGCATGGCGGGAACGTGCGATGTCTACATAACTTGCGGAGGAACGATAGCTGTTCCCGTAATTTCAATCAACATCACTACTACAGTTTCAGGAGCGGCGACAAACTGTGGTCCGACGATCACACTGAAGCAATGCAGTCCGTTCCGTGTTGAAGGTGTTCTCGAAGCTGGTGACCCGTGCATGCCAGGAACATGCATAGGATCACCTCAAATTGACTTCTTGTTAGAGTAATCACTATGAAACTCACTATCGGCATGGCGTGCTATGATGACTTCAACGGTGTATACTTCACCGTGATGCACCTCAGGGAGATGGAGTCTCCTGAGTTTCTAAAGCAATGTGAGCTCATCGTAGTCGATAACGACCCAAAGACAGGTGGTCGTGTTCAGCAGGTAGTCAACAGCGCTGTCGGCGACTTCGCGAAGGTGCGGTACGTACCGTTCGACAAGGTCATCGGTACGGCTGCACCACGGCAGCACATCTTTGACATCGCTGAAGGTGAGTACGTCGTATGCATGGACTCGCATATCCTAATTCAGCGGTTCGGTCTCGAGGCGTTGATGGGCTATTACCAATGGAATCCCGAGAGCATTGACATCATCTCGGGTCCGTTGGTTTACGACGACCGCAAGAACATTTCAACGCACTTCGAGGACGTGATCCGTCACGGTATGTGGGGCGTCTGGGGCACGGATGCGCGTGGTGAGGATCCGTTAGGCAAAGCATTTGAGATCGGTGCCATGGGCCTTGGACTGTTCTCTTGTCGTAAGGCGGCGTGGCAAGGATTTAATCCGGCGATGGATGGCTTCGGCGGTGAGGAATGGTACATCCACGACAAGTTCCGTATAGCAGGTGGTAAGGCGTTGTGCTTACCCGCACTGCGGTGGATTCATCGGTTCAACGAGGGCCAGCCGTACCCACGGACTAACATCCAGAAGATCAGGAACCACATTTTGGCGGGCACAGAGATACTGGCGCACCGGCCAGACATCCTGGATAGGTTCCGTAAGCACTTCGTCGATGGAATCAACGAGGACGGGACGCAGTGGCCCAGTGATCAGGCTAGGCTAGGTAACATCTGCTCAATAAAACAATGGGACATGATGATCGCCGACCCATTGACTCCGGCGTCGGTCGTTGCAGGTGACAAGACGGGGTGCGGCTCGTGTGGGCAATCTGGGCGTGTCGAATTTGAACAGATGACCTCACTGGAGGACCTGTACAATCGAGTACATAAGTCCAATGGTGACATCAATGAGCACATGCCAGCCTTAAAGGCTTTAGCAGCAAAGGTTGACCACGTCACTGACTTCGGGATGCGGCATGCGGCGTCGACCTGTGCTATGCTGATGGGCCAACCTAAGACGCTAATCAGCTATGCGAAGGCACAGTACCCTGAGGCTCCAGGCTTAATGAAGCACAAGGGTAATACGGACTTCAAATTCAAGTTTGGCGACTCATTGACTGTGGAGCCGCATGAAACCGACATGTTGTTCATCGACACAGTTCACACTTACGCCAGACTCAAACAGGAACTCGAACGATGGGCACCGTATGTCAAACGGTACATCGTACGACACGACACGGTGGTTTTTGGCCATCGAGGTGAGGATGGCGGGCCTGGCCTTATTCGAGCGATAGCCGAGTTCGTGCGGACTTCCAATGATGGATGGACTGTAGTGCAGCACAATCGAAACAATAACGGCTTGATGATCTTGTCGAGAAGCTCCGAAGACCGTCCCAAGGCTCCGAACCTTCTAGTACGGGGCATGAACCTTGCAGCAGCGATGACCAAGTGGACAATGGCGGGCATGCCGCGGACCGAAGAGGCGCTCTACGAGCGACGCCTTGATACGTGCGCGGTGTGCCCGCTGCTTGTAATGGCGAAGGACCCGATGACCGGTTCAGAGGAGCTCACGTGTTCAGAGTGCGGATGCCCAGTCCATCGTAAGGCATCGGTTGCGACCGACTACTGTCCGCATCCTGAGGGTGATAAGTGGGTTGACTTATGATTTCTCATCTGATATAATCACTACTATGCCAAACCTTCCATTCGTATCATGTCTGTGTCCGACGTACAAGCGTCCGCAGCTTCTTGCCAACGCAGTAGCCTGCTTTCAAACGCAGGACTATGAAGGTCCAATGGAGCTCGTAGTTCTCGATGACGCGGGAACTATTCAAGGCTTCGTATACAAGAATGAGCTCGCTCGAGGATCTCCTGAGCGTTGCAGTCTTTTATTCTCGGTACCGCATAGGTTCCCATCACTACCTTGTAAGTATAATTGGCTTGCTCGTGGGTCGCAGGGCTCTATTTTAGTCGTCTGGGAGGACGACGACATATACCTGCCCTGGCACGTATCCTGTCACGTCGAGACTCTACGGGTCACTAACGGGCAGTGGTCGAAGCCGTACATCATCGGCAGCACGTATCCAGGCCATCTAGTAGAAGAGTCATCTGCCGGTCGGTTTCACGGCTCAATGGCTATAACTCGCAAGGCTTTTAACGAGACGGGCGGCTGGCCGGAGACCGACAGCCGTGACTACGACATGCAGATGTTCAAGAAGCTCACTGATCTCTACATGGGCCCGGCTGACCCTATTAAACTCAAACGTGAGGTGAGCTACGTATTCAGATGGGGTTCGACGCACGCGTATCACGGGTCATCTTATGATATGATGACCTGGTATCACGAGGTCGGTAAACTCGATAAGCTACCTAGTGACGACGTAATCATTGAAGTTGATTTCGACGAGGAGACTCGAGGCATTTATGCCCAGCTATCCGCTACCTAGAACGATGAAGTCGCCGCGGGACAGACGACACAGTGTCTGGCGCGGTGGCGTGCTTCAGGTGTGGGTCACCAGAGCCTGCGACAAGGCTTGCTTCGGATGCACGCAAGGATCAAATCTGGCCGGCAAGCCGCAGATGATGTCGCCCGATCAGTTCAACGATGCACTGATGTCGTTACAAGACTACTTTGGCGTTGTCGGAATGTTCGGTGGTAATCCGGCGGTGCATCCGCATTTCGATTCATTGTGCAAGATTATGCGGGCACGGATCCCATTTGAGCAACGAGGTCTCTGGTGCAATAACCTAATGGGTAAAGGAGCCCACGCACGGATTACGTTCAACCCGCAGTTCTCGAATCTAAATGTCCACATGGACCGGGAGGCTTATAATGAGTTTATCCGAGACTGGCCAGAAGCTGCGCATGTCGTTAAGGGGCTTGATACGGATTCTCGGCACTCTCCGCCTTATGTCGCGTTACGCGACGTCGTTGACGACGAGGCTGAACGGTGGAAGCTCATCGGCAACTGTGACGTCAATCAGTTTTGGTCCGCTATCATCTGCGTCTTTAGGGGAGAACTGCGAGGTTATTTCTGTGAGCTCGCCGGAGCTCAGGCTATGCTTCACCAACATGAACTTGACTATCCGGATCTCGGTGTCCCCATTGAGCCAGGATGGTGGAATCAAGGACTAGAGGCGTTCGATGCTCAGGTTCGAAAGCACTGCCATGACTGCGGTATCCCTTTGAGAGGCTACGGGTCCCTGGCAGTTACGGGCGAAACGGAGCAAGTCTCGCAAACGCATGCTAACATCTACAAGCCTAAGACCCGCGAGCGCCCAGTGCAGCTAGTGCAGCTTCGTTCCGAGCTTGGAGAAGCGTCGCTTAAACGGGCGACGGATTACATACAGAATGGTTCACTATGACTGCCTACGGCTGCGGTTGTGTTAATGAACGGCATCCATTCGGTATGGAGCACTGCGTGGAAAAGTGTGAGTTCCATGTCGAGTGGAGTCGAACGCATCAACCCGGTATACAGTACTACGAGACAATGTGTGCGATACAGGACGGCGTCCCGCAGTGTGCAAGATATATCCGCGAGTTGCTTGAGGGCGTATCAATACCAAGAGCGGCGAGTCTATATGCTAAAGCGCTTGAGGTCGGGTGCGGGTGCAGCATGTACGCTCCATTGGTACAGCAACTTGGTTACAGATACTTCGGAATAGAGCCTAGCGAATGGGCTGCTCATTGGACGCGCAGTACCTTCAATGTACAAGTCGATCAGTCGACCGTCGAAGAGGCTGTATTGATACCCAACAGCTACGATCTAGTCATCGCAGCACACGTACTGGAACACGTGAGTAGTGTCATCGGTGTACTCGAAAAATTACATTTGGCGATGCGACCTAGCGCAACGCTTATCATCGTGGTGCCCGACGACCAAGACAGAACGAATCCAGATCACTGGTGGTTCTTTACGGAGGTGTCGCTGCAGCGCACGCTCGCCGAGACGGGGTTCACCGAGATACAGATGAAGTCGATAAAGCGCGTCGAGTACGAGGATTTCATTTACTGTTCAGCAACAAAGAGGCTACCATGGAAGCAATCAGGAGTCTAGTCGTCTGCGTTGAGTATGACGACATGCTAGCCGTAACGCTAAAACGTAACGCGAGGCACTTCACGGAGGTCCTCGTTGTGACGCATCCTGGCGACAAGAGGACTCGAGACGTGGTCGCGGACGTACCGTCGGCATCCTGCTTATTAACAGATGCGTTCTACCGGCACGATGCAAAGTTCAACAAGGGCTTAGCTATCGAAGAGGGCTTCGATCGTCTTGGACGGGAGGGTTGGTTGTGCGTATGGGATGCGGATACTCTGCTTCCTAGTGATTTTGCACCGCCTAGGCTAACAATCGGGAAGCTATACTCGGCTAAGCGTCGAATGCTCGAGAACATGGAGGAGAAATACAAGTGGTACTTTGCCGACGAACGCTCGTGGCGACAGCTGCCGTACTGCGCCGATCGAGTGTTCGCCGGATACTTTCATCTGTTCAACGCAGCCGATCCTGTTCTTGAAGAGCACCCGTGGTACGACGTGACCTTCACTCACGCGGGAGGCGGTGACGGCTACTTCCAGTCCAGGTGGTCGAACAGTGATAAGCTCATGTTGCCGTTTGATGTGCTGCACATCGGGCCGCGGGACAGGAACTGGTTCGGTCGCACGACTCGACGAATAGACGGCCTCGATGCTTACGTGCCGGTCCAGCGCACTTACGACATGCAGGAGTATGCCCGGAAGAAGGGTTGGCTAAAGTCAGCGCCCCTGTTAGGGAGTGATCGCAGAGTGATTGAGCACATTTACGTCCCAGGACAAAGGTCTTCGGGGTTCAAACCCTAAGGATTTAATATGAGGATGCTGGTCGCTACCTGTTACTTTAACCCGTGTAAGTACAAGCGGATAGTCCGCAATTACACAGCATTCCGTCATCTGATGGACTCACATGACATCGAAGTAGTTACAGCTGAGCTAGTGCTGGATGATGACATACCGCAAGTCGGGGACGCGATATACTATAGAGGATCACGGGCGACCCACTGGATGTGGCAGAAGGAAGCTTTGCTCAATCAGGTCATCAAGGCGAGGTCCAAAGGCTACGATGTCACAGCGTGGGTCGATGCTGATATAATTTTTACTTATCCCTACTGGGTCGACGACACTCTTCGCGAACTAGACCGGGTGCCTATAACGCAGATGTTCAGCGATGCGCACTGGACTGACTCGCAGGGTTCAATCGTGACGCGTGTGAAGTCAACAGCTCACTGGTGGACGATTGGCGACAAGAGATGGGACGACTTCACGCAAAGTCATCCAGGATTTGCGTGGGCGGCTCGAAGTGACCTGTTACTTATGCACGGGCTCTATGACAAGATAATCACGGGTTGCGGTGACACGGTGATGCTTCGTGGGTGGACGGGTGAGGCGATGGCGAGTACTATGCGGTACTTCGGACCGGCCGTCTACAGAGACGTCAACCGATGGGCTGAACCGATTGACACCGAGATAGGTTGCGTGCCGGGATCAGTCGTCCATATGTACCACGGCGACCTAAGACATCGCGATAACCGTGGACGCAGGACCCTACTAGCTAACTTCGATCCGGAGACTGACGTTGAACGTGACGAGAACGGTTTACTCATCTGGTCCAAGTATGCCCATGAAGCCAAACCAGAGCTCATTACCTCGGTTAAGGACTACTTCTTCGCCCGACGCGAGGACGATTGACTTAGTCGATCACCCTGGATATAATACGGCCATGACACCCCGAGTATTCATACTGACATTACCTGAATTGGATGTCTCTAAGGCATCCGAGTTCGGTGACATCATATACATATATGCTCGACGTTCTGACATTCCCAGTCCGCTTACATCACGGTTCGCCGCGGATGTAGTGCGTCGACTCCTGAATCAAAGCTTCTCACCTGGGCACGACTTCTTTGTCGTTACGGGCGGGCTAACCTTCATAGCGGCGGCAGTCGCCGCGGTGGTTGCAGAGTACGGTGAAATCAGAACTCTCTGTTGGGATTCTCTTGAAACTGAAAGGAGGTATAAAGAGGTACGGATGGGTTCACGTCACTACGCGTCTCACTAATCGTTACATCATCTTAGGGAACATCACTATGCAAGAAACTGAAAAGACTGTGTTCGCCCACTCGTTCGAGGTTCACGCCTCGATTTACAAGTTACTTCTGGAGCTCAAGTCAGGTGCGACTATACGGTCGCTGCCTGAGCTCGTCGATCTGGTCTACGCTCTAAAGAAGTCCTCTGAGCTCTTGGACGACGTCCGCAAGGAAGTCGACCAGTTGAAAGAGTTCATCGAGAGACTCGCGTGTCTCGCGTGGCTCACTCAAGCCTCGGGTGAGAACGTTAAGACCGAGTATTGCACCGGTACTCCCGACGTCAAGCAGATGGCGAAGGTTCCGAAGCCGGGTACTGAAGAGTACGTCGCGCTTATGAATCACTTCGGTGTCGATCCAAGCTCTCCCGTCCGGCCGCACTGGCCGTCGATGGTCGAGCGCCTTTCTGCCGAGCTGGCTGAAGGTAAGCCACTTCCTCCGGGCTGCGATCCCGCTTCGGTGTACCAGGTGTTCCGGGTGAAGATCCTTAAGAAGCGACCAGTGCTTGACGACAAGGAGGCCCTTGCGATACAGAACCCGCATCGGCTAAAGATCCTGTACAGGCTCGTCGACACGCTAGTAGACTTCGTGAGTGACTATGCCACCTTAGCTTATGAGGACGAGCAGGAGGGCGCTGAAGAAAAAGAAACTTCTTCGGCGATTGACATCGACACGCCGTTCTGATATAATGCACGCACCGCGACAAGCCCGGCGGTTAACTGGGCTTTCTCTTGTTGAATAAGGAATTGAGTCATGGCTAAAAAAGAAATGGAACTGTCTGTGAAGCCTGAGGACGAGCGGATCTTGGTTGCGAAGGACCACCAGGATCTGCCCGAGCACATGCGTGCGGACGCCGGTGAGGGCACGGACACGCTCTCCAAGTACATCCGACCGCCACGATTAAAGATCGTGCAGGGCAACTCGGACCAAAAGTTCTTGGAGGTCGCCGATCCTGGTTCGGTGATCCTGTCACCGACGATGCAGCTCGTCGCGGAGGTGACACAGCCGTTCTGGTTCGTGCCTGTTCTGTTCTTCCCGGAGTGGTACACATCGAACCCGATGTCGATGAAGGGCCAGCTACCGTTCATCCGGGAACGGTCCACGGATCCTGCAAGCGACATCGCCCGCAAGGCGCAGGACCCGATTCTCCGCGGAGCCGACGACTGCCCGGAGTCGAAGGGTAACAAGCTCAAGCACGTAGAGGCGCTGAACTTCATCGTGCTGATCTTGCGAAACGAGGCCCTCATGGGTCAACCGGCGATCATGTCCTTTTCTAAATCGGCGCACAAGGACGGGTCCCAGTTGTCGGCCCTGATCCGATCGAGACGCGGCCCGCTGTACGGGATGATCTTCGAAGCTTGCGTGCCGCAGATGAAGCGGTCTAACACCCAGGGCCAATGGCACTACATGCAGGTCGGTAACCCGTCGGCCCCAGGTGCGCCGCATCCGATGGTGATGAACGTCGAGGAGTACCAAGCACTTAAAGCGCTGCATCACAAGTATCTCGCCGACCTCGAGGCCAGTCGGATCATCACCGACTACGAAGACGAGGAGGGTAATGGAACGGTTCCAAGTGAAGCTGCGGCGTCAATGTGACTTCACCCACGTTGACGTCCGCCGGCCCGCCGTACGGTTTGGCCCTTCCGTGCGGCGGGCCACTTCTTTTATCACGGGCATGGATGTGATTTATGGCAGAGATAGGCGTTATAGCGGAGCTAGAACGAATGGGTTGGCCGTACCAACCCTCCTCTGAGGACGAAGTAAAATGCAAGTGCCCGTTCCATGATGATGAGACTCCGTCATGCGGCTTAAACATCCGCACGATGGTGTTCCACTGCTACGTGTGCGACGCGAAGGGTGACTTCATATCCTTTGTCGCCCGCGCCACTAAGACCTCCAGGGCGGTAGTCTTCGCCGACTACGAGAAGCGCTACGGTCTAGAGCAGGTCAAGGCGATCGAGCCTACGGTCATCGACAAGTACCACCTCGCGATATGGAAGGCTCCACACCTGTTAAAGGAGCTGTACCTGCGCGGGGTTACTGAGACCTCGATACGGAAGTACCGTCTCGGTGAGGACCAGGGCAAGATCACCATACCGATCAAAAATGAGGGCGGCACGTACGTTAACCTTCGACGGTACTTGCCCGGAGCCCCTAGCTCGGAGAAGATGCGTAACGCTAAGGGTCGCGGCGAGATGCGCCTGTACCCGGTAGAACAACTGGACTATGAGAAGATCATCGTCTGCGGTGGTGAAGTCAAAGCGATCGTCGCCGCACAGGTGATGAACCCGCACGGTGTGGGCGCGATCACTGCATCAGCGGGTGAGGGCAACTGGAGTCACAAGTTCACGTCACGGTTCGCGGGCAAGCACGTGTACGTAATGATGGACGTGGACAAGAAGGGTGTCGAGGCGTCACAGCATATCGCCGCGATACTTTACCAGGTAGCGAAATGGGTCGGTGTCATAGTCTTGCCGTTGGACATCGACAAGTACCCGCACGGTGATGTGAACGACTTCGTCGCCCACGAGAACGGCGACTTGAAGGCGATCGTCGATAAGGCGCCGCAGTGGTTGCCGGCTAATATAGCTTCAACGATCCGTAACGAGGAGCCCGTTGAGACTAAGTTCAGCGACACTGTGCAAGCGGTTAACGTTGGAAAGCGTATGGCGTGGAGTGCTGTAGTATCTGCAGCTGATGAGCGAGCATATTCGATACCTAAGCGAGTGCATGTTAAATGCACAAAAGATCAGCCGTACTGTAGTATATGCCCTGTCATTGCGCGGGAGGATATGGTATTCAATATCGAATCAGAATCACCTGCTTTGCTCCAGATGGTAGACATTACCGATCAACAGATGGATTTCGCTATCAAATCAGCTCTTAGTATACCGAAGGCTTGTAGAGTGGTGTCGTTTGAGGTACTGGATCACTACCATGCCGAAGATGTGTGTATGAATCCGTCGCTCGACATGTCGAACCGTGATACTGATCGGCCTAATCAGCACGCGATATGCGTCGATTGTGAAGCATATATAAGCCAGACCTACAAGATGGTCGGTCGGATGTTTCCGCACCCAAAGACTCAAAAGAATACGTTACTAGTCGCGCAAAGCAAGCCCACATTGGACTCTTTATCACGTTACATACCGACTAGACTGTCCGATCTTCGAGTGTTTAGACCGCTTGAATGGACACTCGAATCTATTAAGGAGAGGCTTAACGACATCTACGATGATCTTGAGGTGCATGTTACTAAGATATTCAAACGACGCGACATTCATTTGATGGTTGATCTGGCATATCACTCACCATTACGAATTACTGTTGACGGCAAAGACACAAAGGGATGGGTTGAAGTACTCATCATGGGTGATAGTGCGCAAGGAAAAACTGAAACTGCGATGATGCTACGACAGCACTACGGACTTGGCGAGAAGGTTGGGTGTAAGAACACTTCAGCAGCTGGATTACTTGGTGGCGTGGAGCGACTCCACGATAAGTCTTTTATATTGTGGGGCAAGATGCCGATGAATGATAAGATGCTCGTGATACTAGAGGAATTGAAGGGCGCAAGTAAGGACGTTCTTGCGAAACTTACAGACATGCGTGACTCAGGCTATGCAGAAATTTACAAAATTCAGCAACGTAAAACTCATGCTCGTGTTAGAATCATCGCGCTTAGCAATCCTCGCGATGATCGAGCTATGTCGGCGTATACCTATGGCGTGGAAGCTATACGAGAGCTTATCGGTGCGCAGGAGGACATACGCAGATTTGATGCGGCGCTTATTGTGGACGGAAGAGACGTGGATACTGCAGCTTACAATGCTATGGCACGCGATCCGCCTAAAGTCAAGCATCGATACACAGCGGATCTATGTCGTGAGTTAGTTCTGTGGACGTGGACACGAGAACGATCTCAAGTAGTCATTGATGATGATGCTGCTGCTTTGATAGGCGATGAAGCGACGCAGCTAAGCATGGAGTATACAAGAGAAATTCCACTCGTCGAGGGTGGTTCGATGCGGGCCAAGTTGTCAAGACTAGCGGCGTCGGTCGCTGCGAGAGTGTTCTCGACGGGTGATACTGAGCTAATTCTTCGTGTGCGGCGATGTCATGTGGAGTTCGTCGTTGAGACATTGCGGCGTATATACTCAGCTACAACATTTCGCTATAATGATTACACTAAATCTGCAACTGTCAGTCTGGTCTTGAAGGACGTTCAGTCGATCAAATTGCACTTGGAAAGTTTTCCATCCCCTGAGACAATAAAAGAAAAGTTAACGTATACCGATACGTTCGACTTGAATGATGCACTCGAGTGGTGTGATGGGAACCGTGATATAGCATGGAAGCTGATTTCGCTTTTGTCGGGAACACGGGCAATTAGAAGAGTTCGAGAGACACGAGGATGCGAATATCAAAAGACCCCTGAGTTCATCGAATGGCTTAAGACTGTGCAGTTGACCCCGGTACCCGATCACATCAAGAAAGACAGGGAGAAGTTCTGATGAGCGAAGCTATTAGATCAGCAGTAAGCAATCTCGAGAACATCGCTGAGCTAATCGGCGACAACGCCCGTGTTATCGCTGCGGCTATCCTTTCACAGGATGCAGCGGCGACCTTTACTGAGTCCCGTAGGCCTCTCGACGAGCAAGCCTATATGGGCATACGGGCCGCTATGAGCATGGTCCAGCAGTTCCACGACAAGAACAACGTGGCGCAGGTGAAGCGGCTCTGCAGCTTCGACGACCCGATGGCGAAGCTTCGAGATGCCGCTATCTCGTTGCGCACGTGGTCGAAGATACTTCTCGATCATGTAGACGATGTTCGCGGTCTACGGGCCCATCTTATAATCGAGGAGACGGCTGAGCTAATACAAGCGATGTACACGAACGACGAGGACGAGACCCTTGATGCTCTCGCGGATCTACTGTACGTCGTACTCGGTACGGCTGTGTCTTTGGACTTGCCGTTGGGCCCAGCGTTCGTCGAGGTGCATGAGTCGAACATGACGAAGGAGCGACAGCCCGACGACCCACACGGTGAGCGTGTTCGGAGCAAGGGACCGAACTACCGACCACCTAATCTGGAGCAGATCCTGTACACGTACCGTCGGGTGCGGGCGCTACCACATTCGATGACCACGGACAGCGGTGATTGCACGAACTGCGGTATGTCGTGGAAAGAAGTCTACGAGCAGATAGATACTAGGCCAGACGGGCGAGCTCACTGTAAGGGGTATAAAGTATGATAACCAAGGGAAGCAAGTCAACCTGTGCACGGTGTGGCGCGAAGGTCCCAACCTTGGCCCTGTCAATGAACACTTCGCGTAACACCTCTGTGGTGTATCTATGCGAGCCGTGCTTGAATGAAGGAGCAGATGTATGGATGGAGTTCTTGAAAAACGACGCGCCCTCGGAGTCCACGTCTTCGCCGGAGGATTCACCGCCGGAGTAAAACGAGTCTTTGAAGTCGATGCCCAGCTAGAGGTGCACGGCCTCGGTGTCCGTACGGCTGAGGAGATATGGGAGGTACCCGTGCACCTATCGCTGGCCAAGGACTGGCCAGTGTTGTCGTACAGACCCGCATTGATCTACGGTAACCCTAGGTGCACGGGCTTCAGTTGTGTCACGGCGGGCTATAGCGAACACGGGCACGGACCTCGAGCACGACAGTGCCAAGACATCAATGACCTCATGTCTTATTCGTTAGGTCACGCCGACGTGGTGTGCTGGGAGTCCGTGCAGCAGGCCTACACAGTTGGTAAACCGTTGCTCGATGAGTGGACTGAGGTGGCTAAGGGTCTCGGGTACCGTGTCGCCCACGTGTTTGTGAACGCGATGACCTTCGGTAACTGTCAGAACAGACGACGGTACTTCTACGTAGCCTATCCTGCGGACAAACAGTTCAACGTCACGGTGCCCGACGTGTCGCCCTTCTACAATACGCTGTATGACGTGATCTGGAAAGACCGTAATCGTGAGACCTATCCGGTGCACAAGAAGGACTTCAAGCTAGGTAACTGCGACCGTGACGGTTATCTCGATTTGGGTGAGGAGCACCGGCACTACATGGATAAGCTACCCACGGGCTGGTGCGCCAACACTATGGGTGCATTCGCCTCTAACGAGTTGCCGGATTCGATGCGTGATATATGGCGGTTCCGAACGAGCGACATGCCGTTCAGCATGCACTCACCGTTCCGCACGGCGTGGATGCGTCCGTGCCCGACGCTTAAATCTACTAGCTCAACGCTCATTCACCCGTGGCATCACCGACCATTGACTGTTGGGGAGCTATCTGATATAATGGGCTGGGACGGGATAGTTCCCGTAGGACCAGTACCGATTTATCAGATAGCGAAAGGCATAGCTCCTATCGTAGGGGAATGGATCGCTAACCAAGTCGATGCTTGTTTAAGCGACCAATGGAACGGTGAGGAGTGGAGTACGAGGTTCAATATGTACACGGGCCAGTTCGAAGGCGAAGACTCTACGGGCCAACTAGAAAAGGTCATCGACATCACTGAGTACTACGGGCACCAGTTCGACATAGAACGCTACCCCGTAGAAGCACGCGAGCAGTTCCATGGCTATCGAGTGGACCCAGAGACCGGCAAGCTCATCAAATCCTGGAAGAAAAGACATGCGACCGTATACTAGCATCGACTGGATGTGGCTTGAGCTGATTAAAGACCTGCTGAACGCGCCGTCCGGCCCGTCCCGTGATGGTGCTATGAGGGGCGAGATCCTCGGGTGGTCAGGTCAGTTGAGTGCTCAAGGGCAACGAACATTCCTAACCAATCCGGAGCGTGGCCTTAGCCCAAGCTACGCGGCTGCCGAGACGCTGTGGTATATGTCGGGTCAAAAGAAGTCAGAGATGCTTGAACGATATGCACCGAGCTACAAGAAATTCGCGCCCGATGGTCAGGCACACGGTGCGTACGGTCCGCGAGTAATGACCCAGCTCAAGTACATAATCAATACGCTCAGACGACAACCACACTCACGGCAGGCTGTGGTGAATATCTGGACGCCGGAGGACCTGCGACTCGCGACGCTTGAGAATACGGTGCCCGATCTGCCGTGTACGATCGCGTGGCAGTTCCTAGTTCGTAACGGCACCTTACATATGAGCGTCGCCATGCGAAGCAACGACGCATGGAAGGGCTTCCCGTATGACGTGTTCGCGTTCACGTGTTTTCAGCGAGTGATCGCCCACGAGCTTGGTATCCGTGTCGGGCCATACCAGCACCACGTCATCGGTTCCATGCACCTTTACGAGCGGGACGCCAAGCGGGCCCAGCGGGCCTCTGAGTGTCCAATAATGATGCCATTTTGTGGGCACACGTGGCTCGACGACACAGGTTTAATAGATTGTTTTCAGGCGATCAAACTGGAGCGAAGCATCCGTGAGGGTCATCACATCACGGAGAGCGATACTAATAGTCTCGGAAGCATGACGCGCGACTTGCTAGCCGCGTGCGCCATGAAACTTGATCTGGAATGGCTAGCGTATCTTCAACCAAGGAGCCCATTATGGCAAAGAAACCGGGAAAAGATAAACTTTCCTACCTCCTCATCCGAGACGGAGACCTGACCCAGACCGACAAATTCACCGACGAGCTGCTGCAGGGCGCCCTCGACGGCGACTACGAACTCGTCGCCGTGCTGGCATCGGGCAAGCTCCAGAAGCTCGACACCATCGAGGATCCGCCCAAGTGGGAGGACGTCGAGGAAGAGGACATCGAGGAGGACGACTAGTGCTCATCATCGAAGGCGCCGATCTAGTCGGTAAGTCCACGCTGCAACGACGGTGCATCCAGTTACTTAACGCCACCACGGACATAGGCGCTGGTCACATGCCGATGCACCTCACTAGACCGCCTCCCGGGTTCAATTACTATCAGAGCTATCTAGACCTGATAGCACGGGACACGGTGTGGGATCGGTTCCATCTGTCGGTGCTAGCGTACCGACAACACGACGACCTGCCATGCTCGATGACCCCACTGAAGTACAGTCTTGTCGATGCGGCGATCAGGCAGGTCGGTGGGTTCATCGTGCTGGTTGTCGAGTCCGATGATGTGATCCGCAGGAGATTCGTCGAGCGTGGTGATCCGATGTACTCACTCGAGCACATCCTGAAGGTGAACCGGTCATTCAAGGAGATGCTTGACGACAAGAACGTCCTGGTGCGTGGGGAGAACTATAGACCCGATCTTGACATGATCATGTATCCCGACGGTGGGGACATCACTGCACGGCGGGCCGAGAATGTTGTGGGGCTTTACCTCGACCGTCAGCGGGAGTTGAGGAAACTTATGTTAAGATAGATAAGATAGGAGTCAAACGCTCTAGAATGTGGCACTTCTGGGTCTGATCGGAATATCTAATTCCGGTCAGACCCTAGTTTATATGTAAACCTAGTCAACGTGGGTTGATGATAAGATGATCCAATTCGACTCCGGCGGGCTGTTATTACAGGATTCATCTGAGTTACCTACGGTTCCAGAGCACATACCTGTTCTGTACGCAGACTTCGAGACCTCGTCGGGTGACCCAAGCCTAAGTGCAACTAACCCGTGGCACGACTGCAGTGCCATCGGTGCAGCGGTCGCCTTCGGCTACCAGAGCCCTATCTGGTTCATACCTAAAGAACTACTGGTCACGGGCTGGTGGCGAGATGTGCTACGGGCTACGGAGGTCTGGGCAAATCATTCAATCAAGTACGATGCTCACGTATCGGGTAACGACGTGAGCAACTCGCCTACGTGCAGGCTACGGTGCACGCTTACGGGCGCTAAGCTACTGGACTCCGATCGTATCTTCAAGGGTGGCTACGGGCTCGACGTGCTTAGTAAGGAGTGGCTCGGCACGGACATCTTTAGATACGAGTGGGCGATGACCCCGTACCTAGCAAGTGCACGCAACAAGGACTACGGGCGGGTGCCCATCGAGATACTGGCCGAGTACGCCTGCATGGATGTGGACACGAACAGGCGACTAGACCAGTACATCGAGAACCGCATGCCCGAAGAGTCCAAGGATGTCTGGAACACCGAGCAGAAGTTCACGTCGCTCTTATTAAAAATGGAGCGACGAGGTGTCCGTGTAGATCCCCAACAGGTGAAGCTCAAGCAACTGGAGGTGCTCAAGAATCTAATCATCCTCGACGCTGAGCTAGACCATCTAGTCGGTCGGGCCTTCTCGCCGAGTTCCAGCAACGACTGCTTCGATGTACTGTGCAATCAGTACGGGCTACCTGTCCTCGAGTGGACCGACGAGACCAAGAACAAGACGGGCGTGAGTAACCCGTCATTCAGTGCTGAGGTCCTCGAGCAGTACCTCGTGCATCCGGATGCACCAGTTGAGGTCATCAAGAAGATGATCGACTATAGGTCCCTCAAGACCTTCAACGGTCTGTTCCTTGAGGCGTGGCAGGACATCCAGAAGAACGGCGTCATGCACCCGAACTACAATCAGATGGTGCGTACGGGCCGCTTGTCGTGTAGCGAGCCCAACATGCAGCAGCTGGATATGTTCGCCAAGGAGCTCATCATACCGCCGCCGGGCTACGGTATCGTGGTGTCGGATGCGTGCGTTACGGAGGACACACTGGTGATTACACCGTACGGCGAGAAGCCGATGGGTGACGTGGTCCTTCACAAGCTACCCGTGTTGGGCTACGACCAGGAGGCTCCGCCGGATCAGCGGCTTAAGTTCTGTAACATATCGGAGGCCGCGTACATCAGACATGACCAGGTGTATCGGGTGAACCTGGAGAACGGTCAGTCGATCAAGTGTACCGCCGACCACGGATTCATCAGACTAGACGGTACACGAGTCGACTGCAAGGATCTGGTGCCCGGTGACAGGCTTAAGCACATCAACAGCAACTATAACTACGGTTATCCGCAGTGGCGAGTGGATGACACGTGCGCTCGGAAGCACATTACTGCAGGACTTTGGAGGTACGGTGGACGCGCTGACGGACACCAGTTTCACCACATCGACGAGGACAAAGAGAACTGGCACGCCGATAACATAGAGCAAAAGTACGAGTCACACCACAAGAGTGACCACGCGAAGGCTAACTACGAAGCACAAGATCATGGGCCTAGGATCGAGGCTCTTCGTGAGGCGCTAATCAATCGGCGCTCGTACAATGGCGAGGAGAATCCGAACTGGCGTGGCGGCAAGATAGATTGTTATTGTGAAGTCTGTGGAGAATACCTCGGTGAACGATTCCCAAGTCAGGCTAAACTGCGGTGCAGGATACACATTCGAAGCCGTTGGGATAACGAGAACCACAAGGTAGTGTCAGTTGAGCCGTTGGGCATCGAACGAGTGTACTCGCTCACTAACCCAACGACGCACAACTATGTAACGGCAGATGGGCTAGTTAATCTCAATTCGCAGATCGAGTTCAGGATCATCGTGCACTACATTGGGAACCGTAGGTGCATCGATGCGTACAACGCGGACCCATGGACAGACTTCCATCAGTGGATGGCTGACATGGCGGGTATGGCTAGACGACCAGCCAAGACGATGAACTTCATGATGGGCTACGGTGGCGGCAAGAAGAAGACCGTGAGCACCATGGCTATGAACAAGGACGTAGTCGGTGACATCATCGAGCGGGTGAAAGCCGCAGTCGAAGATCCTACGGAGCGGCAGGCTGCTATTAAAAGGATGTGTGAGCAACGTGGCTTGGAGGTCTATACCGGGTACCACGCCGCATTACCGGAGCTAAAGCCAACCCAACGGATGGCATCGGGTACAGCTGTGAACCGTGGCTATGTGAGGAACTGGTACGGGCGGCGCAGGCACCTAGATGCAAGGTTCGCCCATAAAGCATTCAATAGCCTGTGCCAGTCTACGGCTGGGGACATCTGCAAGGAGCGCATGGTGGCCTTGGATGCAGAGATCCCTGAGTTCGAGATCAACACTCAGGTGCACGATGAGGTAGTCGGGTACGCTCCGCTGGAGGTCCTTAGAGACCCCGATGAGCGCCTGCTCCGTCGCATAGTGAATGTACTGTGCGACGTTGAGCGACCCTTGACCGTGCCCGTCCGATGGACTATCGGGTGGAGCGAAGCCCACTGGGCTGACGCCAAGAGCGAAGAGCACGAACGCAAGTTCGCGTAAGGCCAAAAATGGCCCAGTGCTCCTCGATGTACTCAAAATTTTTATAGTGAAAATTTGTCCACTATATATCGAAATCCGATATAATGAACAAATGAATACTATCTAAATCATGCTCAGAGCATGACTTACCGCAAATTGATTTTGTTTGAATGAATTTGATATAATACATTTGGATTTTCATGACGTGGCCAGTATCGGCCCACGGATGCGGATCCACCGGCCAGGCGGTACCCTGGTGTAGGAGTGAAGTCATGCGTAACGGTACGAGCAAGGTTGCGGCGACCCAGACCCCGGCCATCGACTACGCCGCGCTCGGCGCTGCGATGGTGGCCGCGTTGCAGACCGCGGCGGCCCAACAGGCCGCGGCGACTGCGCCGGTCGCGGTGACCCCAGCGCCCACCGTCGTGGTGGACGCGAAGGGTCGCCTGATGGGGGTCCCCGTGCAGGCCCTCCGCGAGGCCAAGGCGCAAGCCAGGGCCGAGCGCAAGGCCGAGAAGGCTGCCCATCTCGCCGGTGTGGCGAGCCAGCCCAGCCGGGCTGCGTTCCTGGGTAGCGCCCAGCCGATCGCGTTCAACGTGCCCGGCCTCGGGCCGTGCACGCTGGAGCCCTGCCCGTTCTCCACGGGCTCGGTTGGGTGGCGCTTGAACGGGAAGGCCGTGGTCCAGGGCTGCCCGGTGACCGTCAGCTTCCAGCTGATCGTCGACGGCAGCAAGCGCTGGTAGGACGACGCGGTAGGGCGCGGTAGGCCCTGACCTGTGGCCGTACGGGGTGACAGCCCGTACGGCCCATGGCCTGTGCCTCCCTATCCCCTCAGCAGGGTGGGATGAGCCAGTCATAGCTCTTTGGCATTCTCCGGCGTAGCCCCTCGTGGAGAGGGCGGTAGGTCCTGCAGCGACTACAGCGTCGCGCCTGACCCGGCGTCAGCGTTTCGGCCCCAGCGGCCTGGGACCCATCTCGCCGCCTGTACTCCACGAGCCCCACGGCGCCCTAGCGAGGCGTAGATCGGTACCTGGCCCGACGTGGTAGCAGCGAAGTCCTGACCTTGACTCACGCCATTGTAGCGAGTATAATGGCGCGAGGTGTGACAGGGACGACATGAGCCTGAGGGATGTAGTGGTCGGTGGTATGTCCCACCCTCCTAGGCCAATAGGATGGCTACACCCGACGGCCCGTGCCGACTAACGGCACAGGCGGAAGTAGGCCCGCCGACTTGGGCCTTACTGATGGAGACCCGTGCTATGATGGACTACTGCGAGGAATACTTCGCTCAGCCGCCCGACAAGGACGCTGAGCCCGTCGCGTCTCGACGGAGAAGGGTCAAGCCGCCCAGCCAGGAGCCCACCGCCGTCGATGAAGACGCGGTGGTGCAGATCGTGCCCGGCATGTTGAAGGCGTTGGCCCGACACACTACTCGTAACCTGAAAGGAGATGAGTGATGACTGTTACAATCCGCAAGACCGCGTTCGCTTTTGCTACGGAGAAGGACGCCGAGTGGTTCTTCGAGGCGGTGGTCGACTATGTCGCGGACCACTACCCGCCGGACACGTACTATGGTGCCGACCCGCCGGTGATCGAGCGTAGTCAGTACGTCGTGAGGGCCAACGTGGCCAAGCGACACTCGCTGGAGCTCCGGCAGCTGTCGACGAAGTACGACCCCATTCCGTTGAACGGTCCGCTAGACGACAGGGAGATGATGTACCGGGCGCCGACCGTTGGTTGTGCCCAGCTGTTCAAGGACGCCATCAACGAGACGTATCCTGGGCCTCAAGAGGAGCCGATGACCGCCGTGGTCGATGTCTCCGACGAGGTCTGCGTCGTGCAGTGGCCGGACTACTTGACTCGTCGTGAATGGCGGAATGCGATCGACAAGATCGCTGCTGGCTACGGCTGCATGTTCATCAAGTACTACTCGTCGTAACGAGGTCCGAGCCTGAGGGGCCGGTACTTGTAGTACCGGTCCCGATGGCTCCTTATTGGAGGTGAAGCTATGTATAACGTGTCGTGGTTGGACTACTTGGGAAAGGTGCACTCGATTGAGTGCGAGAGTCTCCATACGTCCCTCGCATTGGCGGCGGCTCTCCGGGTCAGTCCGGAGGCGAAGCATGTCATGCACAAGCCGTCGTATCTCGTCGACAACCTCAACATGTACAAGACGTACCTCGCAGCCAGAAAGGTGGAGATCAATGCATAAGACTAGCGAGAACGAGCTGATGAACGACACCGTGGTTGAGCGGCTTCTCAGCCAGTTGCTGCACGCTTGTGTGCGAGTCTTCTTCGTCGGGACCCGAACGATTGCCGAAGGAGGTATCACCCGGCGTAGGGTGAATGACTATGGTGATGTCGAGTTCCATGCGGTGTCCGCCGGCTATCGTGAGCCGATCTATCCGTCCATGGTCAAGTCGATCTGTTTCGACTTCGTGGACGGCACCGCAACTGTTACCATGTTAGAAGGGAAGGTGAAGTAATGTTACTGTACGGAGCTCAGATCACGGACCTCGTCATGGATAAGCCGATCCCAGGATGGTGGGACACTGAGTGGCTTCAGAACACATGGGGACTCACTCGCCTTGGAGGTAGCGAGAAGGACCCGGTCTGGATCATCGGCGACAGCCGCCAGCAGCTGAAGACGTTCCTGAAGGAGCACGAGCTGGACTACCCGGTCCACGAGCTCAGCAACGATGCGTCACAGCTGGACATCGCCGTGAAGAAGGAGAGCGTCGACGGCTACAGGCTGGACGTGGAAGGTCCCGACGGGATGGCTGTCGAGTCTATCTCGGCCAAGGAGGTGGTCGAGCACGTGCTGTCCTATATGGGCGGCAGCGAGATGGTCATGGAAGGCACTGAGTACGTGTTTCGTATCCGTTGTCTCTACAAGAAGGAAGGTGCATGATGGAGCTTATCAGGTTCGTGTTTCATACCACGTTTGCTGATGCCCTCTGTGACTGGCGACAGGACCTGGAGGGCGGCGAGGAGATGTCCAATGAGGAGGGGATCAGCAAGTACCTCGGGATCCCGTTCGACTTGCTCTCCGAAGAGGAGGGCCACTGGGACTGCTCGTATGCCACCAAGTGGGCCCAGGCGACGTCGGACGAGTTCGACCTGTACCGCCGGCTGCATACCATGGTGGCGGACATGAAGAAGGCAATGCCCGGTCATCTGCTGCAGTCCGGCTCGAGCTGGGATAACTATCTGTTTCTCGAACTGAAGGAGGACAAGTCGCTATGAAGAAGGACAAGCTGATTACTGACAAGAACGAAGCGACCGACGCCGTGATGTCGTTCGTCAAGTTCAGGATCGCGCCGACGGTGGGCGTAATCTCCATCGTGTTCGTGCCGGTCGACAGTGAGACCGGCAAAGAACTGGACGAGTTCCAGCGGGCGATTATACAGGAGAGCCGCGCCCCACCGGTAGGCTTGGACGCTGGGCTGAAGATGCAGCTCGGTGTGCCGAAGGGCCTGCCCGCTGAAGCCGTGGCCTTCCTGCTGCGGCTGTCGTTGGACCACATCAACGGACAGCTGGGTCGCAAGGCGACGAAGGACCCGGCGGCTCTCGACGAGGTGACGCCTAACGGCTTCGACCTCTCGGTCGAGGGTGGGCCGGAGTTCAAGGGTATCTCGGCTGTCGAGACTATCGACGCCATGCTGTGTTGCATGGGCGACGCCGAGATGATTGACTGTGTGTTCCATGTCAAGTCAGGAGGTGCCAAATGAAGTACCCAGTGCCTGAGCCTGAGTCTCTCAGGCGCCAGTTTGAACAGCTGTCTCGAGAGCTGTCTAAGGAGCTCGGTGAAGACGTTCTTCGCCGGCTCATCAAAGAGCTCGAGGATCTCAAGCAGAAGTCCGATGAGGACTGGGATGAACCTTTACTAGGGAGTGCCGAATGAAGTACCGAGTGAAAGCTGAAGTGGTTGTCGATGTGGACCCCGAGCCCGAGGACGACCTGCAAGAGCGGGCTATCCTCTCGGCGTGGGAGAACCTCTCCGATGTCATGGTGGACACGAAGGTTAACCCTGTGCTCACGGAGGAGGCGCAGGGCGATGAATTCCCGACCTTCGATGTGGAGGGTCTCTGGGGAGGTGGCCTACGGGTCAAGACGTGGAAGTTCAAGACCGAGTTCTCTCGGTCAGATGAGGCCCACGTGGTCCTCATCCGGTTGCCGAGTGAGAACGATGGACCGTTGGACTTTGTCCTGTGGTTCCACCACGAGGGCGTCGAACGGTATACGACCGCAGAGTTCTTCGACAATGCAGACGCCAACGACTCCGATGAGGATAGGGCATGCAAGTCGATGGACGAGACCATCAAGGCAACTATCGCCGAGTGGGATACAGACCTGTTCCTTTAACAAGTGAGGAGAGACCCGTGACTTTCATTCGTTCAGCAAGGTTCGAGTCGGCCGCTCTGTACGTCGCCGTGGTCGGCGGCTACTGCATGGTGCAGCAGGGCGGAGTCTGTTACACAGGAGAGAGCTATCATGCTCCAAGCGTTCTTCCCCGTGAGTCGAGTCGAGAGTGCGGCACTGCTGTTCATGGAAAGCCCGTCGCAGTTCGTGGCGGTCCTCGCCGACCCCGGTAACGAGAGTCCGTACGGGATCTATCTCACGATCGTCGTGAGTCCCCGCGGTTCTGCAACCTGGCATGAGTATCAAACAATGCGGGGTTGACAGTTCCGAGTCCACCTGTTATAATGGAGGTGACATGAAACGCGATACGTTGTCCAACACGATGCCACTGAACGTCACTTGCAAGTCGTGTCGCAAGGACGTGGAGCTTAGAGTGCCGTTCGATCAGTGGACGGAATGGCAGACTGGAAAGTTCGTGCAGGATGCCTTCCCGCATCTCACGGCGGGTGAACGCGAGATGCTGATCTCGGGTCTCTGTGAGAAGTGTTTCGACAAGCTGTTTAACGACGAGTAGTCGAGCCGTTGGCGACGGGGCTCATTATCCCATCCGTCGCTGAGTTACCACTGTAGCCCTTAAATGGGCAAGAAAGGTTCCGTGAGTTATGTCCAAGAACAAGGCAAAGCAGCTGCAGGCCGCCGTCTCCAAGGCCGTCGTCGAGGCGATTCCCGAGGCCGTCGTGGCTGAGGTGAAGGTCGAGAAGCCGGTCAAGGAGAAGAAGGTGAGGAAGGAACGGGTCAAGAAGCACCGGGTCATGTACCCGGGTCTCGTTCCGGACAGCGAGGGGAAGGCGACGGTGCAGCTGGTCGAGTGGCCGGCTGACTTCGATCCGGCTGTCCACGTGCGGCTGAAGCGGCGCAACTTCACCAACGAGGCGCCGTTCCTCCTCAAGAGGGCGGAGGCCTTCGAGGCGAAGGCGAAAGCCCTCCGCGAAGAGGCGGAGCTGATCGGCAAGGCCGGTAGCAAGGAGGAGCAGAAGAACGTGAAGCGCCTCGGCAAGCTCATGAAGGACTTCACGAGCCTGCTGGGTGGAATGGGCGACGAGTTGCCGCCCGACGAAATCGAGGCCTTCCTCGAGGCCGCGAAGGCTGCGGTCACCAAGGGTGGCAAGAAGAAGGAAGAGGAGGTGACCGAAGCCGAGTAGTGTGAGCGAGTGAGGTGTCGCCCGGCGTCGGATGTTCCGGCGCCGGGCCCTTTTGGTTCCCTTACCTAAGGAGTTGATGATGGTGAAGTCCAAGAAGGTCGCGGCGTCCAACAACAAGCCCGCCAAGGTCAAGCTCACCGCTGAGCAGCGCAAGGCGCGCATCGCCCAGCGGATGAATGACAAGGCGGACCGGTTGGCCGAAGAGTCGATGGAGCTGCGCACCAAGGCGCAGGCCCTCAACGAGTTCTCGCTGGGACAGGCGAAGGCGATCTCGAAGGCCGAGAAGGCCCTCGTCGAGTACCAGAAGAGGCGGGCGGCTGCGGAGAAGACGTTCGACGGTGAGATCCCTGATACGCTCGTCGACGTGCTGCCGTCGGTGATCCACGGCAGGTAGGTAGTGCGTGAGGTGCGCCCGCCCGGGATGTTCCCGGGCGGGCCGTTTGTTGGTTCCCTTTCTAGTTAGGAGTCCGTGATGTCTATGAACACTGGCTGGATGAACAAGCCCGCTGCGGAGTACCGACGCGAGGTGCACAGGCCGACGATCCACTGCGACGGCAACGAGTGGCGGATCGGCTTTGAGTATATGCATGACTCGGGCTATTCGTTCATCGTCGTCATCAAGCACCACCTCGGTGTCGATGATAACGACGAGAACGTGAGAGTCTTCGCCATGGACATGGGTGACCGTCTGGAGGTGGTGAGCCCCCAGCAGTACGCCCAGCGGGTGCAGGACATCGTCGAGCACGAGGAGGCGACAACGCACCAGGAGGCCCGTGAATACCTCGACGACAAGCTCGTCATCATGCGTGAGGACTCGTTCTGGAAGTGTGTGAAGGACTGCCGCGACCGCTGGAACGCGATGGTCTTGTTGTTCAGCCCCAGCGTAACCCTTGGTTAAGGAGGTGTTCCGTGAATCGGTACATACAGTTCAAGCTCCACTTGTCGGCCCACAAGTCGGCATACATCACTCAGGCCTGCCGTCATTTCGAGTGGCAGCTCAACGAGGGTGGCATCGACGAGGGAGAGATCCCACAGGCCACCACGCTGTGGATGACCTTCGAGGATCCCGAGGACGGCTACTGTGCTCCGACCGTAAAGCGCATCCTCGAGGCTCAGGAGCTCTTTGCTCTTAGCATCAGCGTCTCTTTCAGGAGGGCTCATAATGATCTCGATAGTTAAGTTCACGGTGAACTCACCGACCGACACCCGAGGCGCTCGCTTCGAGGTGAAGAACGAGGACGGCATATCCACGATGGGTGTGATCTGCGAGGAAGAGAATGGCACCCGCATCGCCGTGTATCTCGGCATCTGGACCCTCTGGGTCGAGGAGGTGACCATGCGACTCCTCAGGGATCCGAGGGATCTCATCTCGATGAGCGGCCCGCAGATGAGTAACGCCTGCTGGCGGGCGCTGTGCATGTACTTGGACCAACGGACCGGTCCGCCGAAGGAGCTACCTCCACCGGTGGAGGTGACGTTCGTGACTCCACCGCCGATCGACAAGACCACGCCCGAGGAGGCGTCGAGGCCTCTGGTGCGGTTCTTCGAGATCAACAACATGGAGCCGCCCAAGATGGTCTTCGACTCGATTCCTATGGACCCGAGGCATCTCGGGATCTACATCAAGTCGAAGAAGCAGCTGGAGGTGTACCCCTCTAGATGTAGGGGTAAGTCCGGCGGTCTTGAGGACATGAGCGTCCTCGGTGTGGCGGCGCACGAGGCGTCGCACCATGTCAATGAGCTGCTCGGGTGGAAGAAGGTGAACAATGCCTTCTGGAATGCCTGGCAGCAGGAGCCGCCTATCAGCGACTACGCCAAGACCTCCCGACCGGAGGACTTCGCGGAGGCCTGTCGGCTGTTCATTACCAACCCGGAGCTGCTGCGGTTGCTGCGGCCGTTCCGATATAAGTTCATGTCCGAGAGCCTTAAGCTCAAGCCGGTGGAGGAACGGTCTTGGGACGAAGTGATTGAGTACGACTTGGAGATGGTCTCCAAGATACAGGAGAAACTCGAAGCAAGGGGAAAGAAATGAGTGCCTATGCTGTAGGAGAACGCGACTGCTGGAGCCGATACTATCGGTTCTACAATGTGAAGATGCGGAACCGATGGGTGAGGATGAAGCCCAAGGAACGCAAGGCGATCGCCTGGAAGGAGATCCCAAAGAACTGCCACGTCAACTACTACTCGTGGGAGATCGTGGACGATCATCCCGACGAGCGAAAGAAGATCCTGGAGATCGTCGCCAAGTACATGGACCCGGAGACGGCGATCAAGATGTTCCAGGAATTCCCGCGGCAGTGTAGCACGAACTACATCAGTGTCGTGCATCGAGCCCTGCAGGCCCACATCCGTAGTCGGAAGCCGACTGGGGTTCGAGTCGGAAAATGACCCATAAATAACCGTTGATATGACTATTCCAGAATTCCGTCAATTTGTCAGTGTACAAGTCAGGAGGTATCTGATATAATACACTAGTTCGCGAGTTGTTCGGTGTTTCACTATTCTTCTACACAAGGAACTACTACGATGGCAATGACCGCAGAAAAGCCCGCCCCGAAAGCCGCCGCACCCGCCGCAGCCGTCTCGACGAAGCCCGGCGACCCGGCTCCGAAGGCGAAGAAGGAGAAGGTGAAGAAGGTCCCGTACCCCGCGCTCAATCCCGACGCGGAAGGGAAGTCGACCGTGAAGCTCAAGGAATGGCCGGCCGACTACAGCGAGAAGGTGCACAAGCGCCTCACGAGGAACGACTTCGAGAACGAAGCGCCGCTCCTCGAGCACCGTGCGGATTACCTGCAGGGCGTCGTCGACAAGCTCCGCAAGGAAGCCGAGGACTGCCGCACGATGGGCAGCACCAAGACGCGGAAGAACGCCAAGAAACTCCGCGGCGTCATGGAAAAGTTCGCGGAACTCGCCGCGGACCTCCAGAGCGACGGCGTGGACATCGAAGGGATGAAGGCCGCCCTCTCGGAGAAGCTCGCCGAGATCGAGAAGATGTCGAAGGAGAAGACCGCGGCTGCGGCCTCTGCGTAATCACTACACGTTCCCGACAGCCTAGCGCCGGACCTATCCGGCGCTGGGCTGTTATCACTATCCCGAGGACCCTCATATGCCTACTTTAGATGAGGTGGAGAAAGAGATCTACTACACGGAGATGCGGGCCAAGATCGCCATCAGTGATCGGTACGATGTTACCCCTGACAGAAAGGAGAAGGAGTACCTGAGGTGTGTTACTCCCATACGGGAGAAGCTTGCTCGGTTGCGCGATCGGTACGAGAACGCTGAGGAGCATATCCTCAAGTACCGTGAGCGGATCGAGGAGCTCGGTGAAGTGGTCCGCGAGGTGAAGGATGTGAAGCGGATCAAGAAGGCTTACGATATGGTCACCAAGATAAATAAGATGGTCGGTGACAAGTCGAAGGCCGTGAACATGGCCGTGATAGCTGCTGACATTCAACAGCTCACGGTCGAGAGAGCCCACGATGCGACGTACTTGAAGAAGGGTCTGCTCTTAGAAATCGACGAGCTCTTTAAGCTCAGAGATAATGAGGGCGCTAGGTTCTTCCGGCAAGAGGCTGAACTGTTGAAGGCACTTGCCGCCCACGACAAGGCGTGGGACGAGTACTGCGAGAACATCATAGACTACTATGGTGTTCTCGATAGGTGTTCTGTTAAGCTCGTACAGCTCAAGGCTGTGCGGGACGATCTGCGAGGTGGCCGTAAGCTACAGCAGATGCAGAACAAGATGGCCCAGATCATGGAACTCATGAAGCTCATGGGTCCTGAGATGGTCGCGAAGGCGTTGTCCAATTCCCGTAACTCTAACTAAGGAGATGTTCATGCCCGTGCAATCCCAGTACAAGGTCTCGCACAACGAAGTGTGGTCACCGATCCCGTTCGGTCCGAACGACCACATTCACATCAACGTGAGCGACGACCTCGAGACGATGCACCTGGTCATCTGCGGTAGCACCGTGGATCAGTTGGCCAGTTGGGTCGCCAGAACTAAGTTCCCTGAACGGTTCCCTGACAAGAGGGAGTTGAGCACAACCGGGCACGGATCACAGTGGTCTGTGCCGGTGACCGACATCTCAGTGATGCTGATCCACCGGTTGTGGCCTGCCGACCGCGTGATCTTCACCAGCGAACGGGCTCTGCAGGTGTTTAACTATCTGGTGCTGACGGCTGAGAAGCAGTCCATCGTGATGCGGAAAGCCGCTGAGTACCACGCCTATGTCCCAATGCGAGACAAGATCAGGCACCTTGCCTGTCCGACGACGCAGATCGCTGCGGCTCATATCCTCAAGAGCGGTGACCCGCTGATGCTGCATCAGAACGTGGGCCTCGAGTGCTGCTATCGCACTGAGGGCTTCGGACTGTTCATGGAACAGGGCACTGGTAAGACGCCGATCGTCATTAAGAGGATCGACCTGGAGGCTCCGATCCTCAAGGCGAAGTCGAACCGGATGTACCGTGCGCTGATCGTCGCCCCCAAGAATGTGAGGACCAACTGGGCCTATGAGGTCGAACGGTTCTCGACTGTGCCTGGTGCTTGCACGGTGCTGCGTGGCGGTCAGATGAAGCGCATCAAGAAACTCATGGAGGCGCTGGCGCTCAAACAGGTACCCGATCAGCAGTACACCATGGTCGTGGTGTCCTACGAGGGCTTGGTGCAATCGTGGGACGTGATCTCGAAAATCGAATGGGACCTCGGTGTTCTCGACGAGGCCCATTACATCAAGAGCCCGAGCACGAAGCGTGGCAAACACGCCTTGAAGCTCAGGGAGATGTGTAGCCAGAGGATGGCGCTGACGGGCACACCGGTGTGCAACTCGCCGATGGACCTGTACATGATCCTCGAATGGCTGCGAAAGGGTGGTAGCGGCTTCAAGAGCTTCGACGCCTTCCGTGCCTTCTACGGCGTGTACCAGATGTCGGGTGAGGGTCGCGGTGTGCGACGCCTGGTGTCGATACAGAACCTGCCGTTCATGCACGAGAGGCTTGCTTCGATGTCCTTCATCGTCAGAAAGGAGGAAGCGTTACCGGATCTTCCCGAGAAGGTGTACGACATCTGCGATGTTGAAATGAGCCCCGAGCAGGAGAAGATGTACGAGGCCTTGC